TGATAGTATGGTATATGCTATACCTGTTCCGTATCAGAGATATGGTAAGTGGTATACTATAGATAAAGAAAATCCTGGAGTTTATATTAAAATAATAAAAGAATATGGCAATTTATGTTGATAAAAATAGCAATCCTGGTAATAAAATACCTGATTGGTTATTTTGGTTTATTTTAGTAAGTTTATTAGGATGTATAATTTATACAAGTTATAATGTTGGTAAACGAAGTGTTGATAAACAACTCTATATACAATATGTAGATACTTGTTTATGTGACAGAGATACATTAAGTATAGATAATGTATATTATGAAATAAAACGTTTAAATATTAAATATCCTGACATTGTTTTAGCTCAATGTATATTAGAAACAGGAAGTTTAAAATCTAATGTTTGTAATAGTAAAAATAATTTATTTGGTTTTCAAACATCAAAAGGTTATTTAAATTTTAATAATTGGAAAGAAAGCGTAACATTTTATAAAAATTGGCAAAATAAATACTATAAAGGTGGAAATTACTTTGACTTTCTTAGGAATATAGGTTATTCTGAAACATCTAATTATACAGATATGGTTAAATATATTGCTTCTACTTTTAAAAAATAAATTATGAAATATACTAATGAATTTAAAGAACAGGCTTTTAGAGTATCAAGATTTAGTCCTGTACATATTCCTTTAATAAATGCTTTAGATAAAGAAAAAGATCATCTTGTTAGGATGTATCTTGAAGATCTAGTAGATGATGATGAACTATATGAATATAGTCTTTTGAATGATGATGGCGATAGAATTGTTAAAAATTCTAAAATCAATGCTTATAATGAAAGAGTTAGATTATATTCTGACTTTATGGAAATGTTTGTTACTTACTTGGATGAACTTTCTGGAGTAAAAGTAGAAGTAAATGTTTAAAATATGAATAAAGATATAGCAATAATTGATGGTGATAGTATAATATTTAGTGCTTGTCATCCAATGAAAGAATTAGACTCTAATGGAGAACCTGTTAAGAGAGAGAACAAGTATGTCTATAAGGAGAAATTTGAAGAGGATGTTTATAAGGGTGTTGACTATATCTTAACTAAAATTTGTAAAGAAACAAAAGCTAAAAGTTATATAGGTTTTTTACAAGGAAAAAATAATTTTAGATATACTATATATCCTGAATACAAAGCTAATAGGAAAAAGAGAGATCCTTTAAAGTGGTATCAGGAATGTAAAGAGTATATGGTATCTTTATGGAAATTCAATATATTTGATGGTGCTGAAACAGATGACTTTGTTAATATAACAAGACTTAAAACTAAAGATAGTTTTATTTGTGCAATAGATAAAGATCTTTTAGCTCTTGAGGGAATTCATTGGAACTGGAGAACTTCTCAATGGATAACGATTAATCATACAAATGCAGTCTATAATTTTTGGTTAGATATGATTTCTGGACAAAACGGAGATAATATTAAAGGTCTACCTAAAAGAGGTGAGGTATATGCTAAAAAATTATATGATAATGTTGATGAATCAATTTATTCATCTGTAGCTCTAAAAGCATATACTGATCATTTTGGTCAAAATAAAGGAATTAATGAATTTTATAAGAATTATAAATGCTTACATATTCTTGAGGAATATGAAGGATTTGAAGTGCCTGCACCAATACAGTTTAATATAGAAAAGAAAGATTTTAAAGTAGATGGTGAGGTTGAGGAATTTGACTTTTAAGTAAATTTTAATTAAATTTGTGGGATAGAATTGTGAAGATGGAAAGAATTTATAATAGAAGTTTTACTTTTATTTTACCAATGTTAGATCATCGTTCTTCTGATTTTCTAATAAATGATAATTTAAAAGGGTGTTTTATTGGAGATACTGATTATCCTGAATTAGATAATCATATATTTATATTATATGCATTTAGTAATAATAAATGGTTTCTTAACTATGAAGAAGAGTTAAAAAATTGTGATTATTATGTAACATCATATGAACCTGATAAATATCATACTATGTATGTTTATGATGTACCTGTACATCAACAAATAAATTACGATTGTATAAAAGAAGGTAAGTATTCTAAAGTTTCTGATGAGTATAAGAAAAGAATGATAGATTTTCATACTTATTCAACTAATAGAGAAAGTGCTGAAAGAATAAGAGCTGTTGTGTATAAGCACGATAGTGCTTATAGAACTTGGGAAAATATAATAAATGATGGTTTACCTAAAAGTAGGTGGACATTTATTCCCAGAGATCAAGATCCGGCTCCTCTTATGGATATGAATATTGAAATATACAGTGGTAAATTTAAACAAGGTAGTGTGCTAGAAGATCATGGAAGAAAGTAATTGGAGTTATTATAAAGATGAAAAAGTAAGGGAAAAGATTGATAAACTTCTTAAACAAAATGCTGCCATAGAGGCATCTCTCGGTAAAGATTCTAATAAAAAAGAATATGGAAAAGCCAAGTTAAAACAGGAAAGACTGTTCGATAAGATTAAAGATCTTGACCCCTTCTTTTATAAAAGAGTGAATCCTGAATGATAGTTGCTAAAAATGAAGATTTTATAAAGTATATGCCAAAATTAATGCAATATTCAATAAATTTATCTAGATTGGATAATAAAGGATATGTGAATATTCCATTGGCTGAAGATATGTTACATGATACATATATTATATACAATAAAAGAATTAGTAAAAAACCTGAATATGAATCATATAATCAATTATTTGCACATCTTAGAATAAATTTGTGGCAGACTTATAAAAGAAGATATGATAAGAGACAAAATTCTGGAAGAATGTATAGAAATACTTATTATATAGATGTTGATTCGGATAAGTATTATTATACTCCTGAGTATAACTGTTTAGGATTTAATATAGATAAATTAACAAATCATCAAAAAAACGTCTATTATAAAATAATGGACGGCTATAATCAAAGTGAAATAGCTAAGGAAATGAATTGTTCAAAACAATCCATAAATGATACAGTTAAAAAAATAAGAAAAAATATTGTTTTAAGTTAGTTGATGAGTTGTGTTGTTGGAAAAACTTAAACAAAAAATAAATAATTGGGGTAGAAATATCTAAAGAGTTTTAATTCATAATTTTGATTCTTGGATACTACCCCTTATTTATTTGTTTAAGTTTAGTGTAAACTAAATTAAATGTAATGAATATTAAAATGCAGAAAGCTTTAAAAAAGAAGCTTTCTAAACAAAACATAAAAAGGTTATTTATTGACATTGAAACATCACCAAATGTAGTTTTTACATGGAATGTTGGTAGAGATTTAAATATAACACATGATAGTATATTGAAAGAGAGAGCAATAATCTGCATTTGTTATAAATGGGAACATGAATCTAAAGTTCATAGTTTTGAATGGTCAAAAGGTGATGATAAACAAATGGTTTTAGATTTTGTAAAAATCTTAAATACAGCTGATGAAATAGTTGCTCATAACGGAGATCATTTTGACATTAAATGGTTGAGAACCAGAGCGCTGTATCATGGAGTTAAATCACTACCTGAATTTGTAAGTGTGGATACATTAAAAATAAGTAGAAAATTATTTAAATTTAATAGTAACAGACTTGACTATATTGCTAAATTCTTTGGATTTGGCGGTAAATTAAAAACAGGATATGATTTATGGAAAAACATTGTTTTAAATAACGATGAAAATGCTATGAAGAAAATGGTTCATTATTGTAAAAGAGATGTTTTATTGCTTGAAAAAGTATATAATAAACTTTCTTTTTATAGCAAACCTAAAATCCATATTGGTATATTAAAAGGTAAAGATGATTGTTCTTGTCCTAAATGCGGTTCAGATTCTACTATCAGTAATGGTAATAGAATATCTGCAACAGGAGCAATTAAAAAAAGGATGCAATGTTCATCTTGTGGAATATTCTTTCAAACAAGTCTAAAAGCTTATTTGAAAAAATAATATATGGTTTAATAAAGATTTCCAAAATTAGCTAATATAATAATCTTTATGACTAAAAGGATAGACTTTTAGTGTTGGGGATAAAGCACTTAAATATCAGTCCTTGGTGGTTTCTGCCAATATAGGAAACGCTTATGAGTTGCAGTGAATAAACTCTTTGACAGTCTGAATAGATAGACTCTTGGGGTGTATGATTAACCCTATGCTTTTAGCATGATATAACATGCCACAGTCTAAAAAACTGTGGTTTTGTTATATTAAAATAAAAAAATAAAAATATGCAACTATATAAAAAAGAAGGTAAAAAATATAAGAAAATAGGATATTCAGATGGTTTTAATGGATTTCCTAGAGAAGGTATATGGATTGTTTATAATAAACCTGGGGTAAAATCCACATCCTGTATTGCTCAAGTTGGAGAATTTGAAGATTTAGACTATAAACATTTAGCAAGACTGATAGTTGAAAGAGAAAATGAATGTATTAGATCTTTAGATACTCTTAAAAATAAGGCTGTAACTAAATCTGATATAGTAAGAACGATATTTAAAGAACTTGTTAGAATTAAAAGAAAATGAGTAAAAAAATTGATAAAAACATTACTTTTCCTATTCATCCTAAAAGACCCAGAATTTATGAAGGATGTAGTATATCTCAAATTATAGATGGAGATACTCTTGAGATATTAGTAGATTTAGGTTTTAAAACATATGTTTTACAAGTGTTCAGGTTATTTGGAATAAATACTCCTGAAATAAAAGGTTCTTCCAAAAAACAAGGATTTTCTATAAGATTAAAAGTTGCTGAGATTATACCACTTAATTCTCAAATTAAGGTAGAATCCTTTCAGGATATTAGAGAAAAATATGGTAGATATTTAGCTAAAATATACTATATTGATTCAAAAGGTCAAGAAATTTGTTTAAATGAACAACTTGTAAAGGAAGGTTTTGCTAAAGTAATAAATTATTAACATGGTTTAATCATAAAATATAAAAAATATAATAATGAAAAAAGAAGAAGCTAAAAAGCAAATAAAAAATTTACAAAAAGAAATTGATAAACTTGAAAAAATTATAAATTCTCCTGAAGATATAATAGATAGAATTCAAACTTTAGAAGATGTTTTTGATGTATTAGAAGAAGATATAAATGATTATATTATTTTTCCTTTAAATACTAAAAATAAAAGAGAAAGATATTTAAATGCGTGTTCTCTTATCCCTAAAATAGTACAAGCTTATAATGAAAAAACTATTTTAGATTGGAATAATTCAAGTATATATAAGTATATACCTTATTATAAATTTAGTTCTGGCTCTGGTTGGTCTTTCCATTGTGGTAGTGGCTGGACTTCTAGTTCACGTGGGTCTGCTTGTCAACATTTTAAAGCAGATAATTTATTACAAGATGCTTGTAAAAAGTTTAATCATATTTATATAGATTATTTTTCTTATCAAGTTAATAATTAATTCTAGCTCTAGTTAGTCTTTCCATTATGATAATAACTGGAATTCTAATTCAAATGAGTCTACTTTTCTTTACTTTATAAATCTATTATTAACTTTGGCTATTGCCAAAAAACAACAGAATATTTACAAATACTTTAGTACCTTAATTGTGGAAAAAGTGTTAATTGTAAAGACTATGAAAAGAGTAGGTAATCTATATCAACAAGTTTGTAGCATTGGTAATATTAAATTAGCTGAAAAAAAGGCAAGAAAGGGTAAGTCTAAACAACATGGTGTAAGGAAATTTGATAGAAATAAAGAAGATCTTTTAATTAATTTACATCATGTTTTATTAAATAAATCTTATAAAACCTCTAATTATACTATTTTTAAAGTTAAAGAAAAAGGTAAAATAAGAGAAATATATAGACTTCCTTATTATCCTGATAGGATATGTCATCATGCAATATTAAATATATTAGAACCTATATTTTTAAAATGTTTTATAAAACAAACTTATTCATGTATTAAAAAGAGAGGTATACATCTTTGTTTAAAAGATTTAAATAAGGATGTTAAAAATTATGAATACTGTTTGAAATTAGATATAAAGAAATTCTATCCTTCTATTAATAATGAAATATTAAAAAAATTGTTATTAAGAAAATTTAAAGATAGAAATTTACTTAATTTAATATTTGAAATAATAGATAGTAATGTTGGTTTACCAATAGGTAATTATTGTTCACAATTCTTTGCTAATTTTTATCTAACTTATTTTGATCATTGGATTAAAGAAGAATTAAAACTTAAATATTTTAGATATTGCGATGATATAGTTATATTAGGTAATGATAAGAATGAATTAAGAATTATATTAAATAATATAAAAAATTATCTTTGGTATAATCTAAAATTAGAATTAAGTAATTATCAAATATTTCCCATCAAAAATAGAGGAATAGATTTTGTTGGTTATGTGAGTTATTCTACACATATTAAACTTAGAAAAACAATTAAAAAGAATTTCATTAAAATGATTAAATATAATAAGAATAATAAATCTATTGCTAGTTATAATGGCTGGATTAATCATTGTAACGGTATCAATCTTAAAAACAAATATATTAAAACATAAATTTATGAATAAAACAGAAGCCCAAAAGAAATTACAGGATTTACAATATGAAGTCGATAAGTTAAAAGAAATAATAAATGCTCCTGAATATAAAGTAGAGGATATTAAAAGTTTAAGAGATGCTTGTAAAGTATTAGGGATAGAATTTTATAACATTACTTCTTTTAGTGAACAATTAAAAACTATTATCAAAGCTGTTAATTTTATTGATAATGAAAACAAAGAATGGAAACCCAATTTTGGTAATTATAATGAATACAAATATATTCCATATTTTGAATTTAATAAACGGTCTGGGTGGTCTTTGTATTGCGTGGGTGGCTATTATTCTTTCTCTATCTTTCCGCTTGGTTTTTACTTTAAAAATAAAAAATCTGCTGAGTATATAGCTAAACAATTTTTAACTTTATATAATTCTTGGCTAGAAGAATAAACTAGTAGGATAGTATATTATAACTAAAGTATAGGTAGTCTTTGAATTACGTGAATAACTATTATTCTAACTCTAACTATCCACTTAGTTTTTACTATTTATATATAGTATACATCCTTAGCTATTGCTAAAAGATAACAATAAAAACAATATTCTTAGTAACTTAAATGCTGAACAGAATTAACTAAACTAAAGCACATCTTATATCTCTATAAGATGTGCTAATAGTAAACAAACTCAAATATTATGAATAAAAAACAAGCACAAGATAAATTAAATGATCTACAAAAAGAAGTAGATGCCTTAAAAGATATTATAAATGGTGAAGATATATTTACTTGCACTACATATAAAGAAGTTTGCAGGAGATTAAATGAACCTCAATTTAGTTGTCCTTATAGAGTAATTAAACAAATTGAAAAATATTTTAATCAAGGATGGAAACCAAATTGGAAAAATACTAATGAATATAAATATTTTCCGCATTTTTCTATTGGTTCTGGTGGTGGGTTGGTTTATATTTCTTCTGGCTATTTCTTTCTGTGTTGGGTCGGTGGATGTGCTTTTTATAAAACTTCTGAAATAGCTACTTTTGTTGGCGAGAATTTTATTAAAGAGTATCAAAATCTAAGAGATAACAATTATTAGTTGTTCTTAGTAGGTTAAATATTACAACTTTCTATTAGTTCTAGTAGTGAGTTAGTTTATAATTCTTCTAACTATTACAATCTGAATTGGAACAGTGAATGTACTTATTACTTAATTTTAATTAATATTTAACCTTACCTATTGGTAAAAAATAAATAAATAACTTAAAACTTGTTAGTAAATTATTGAAAACTAGTTAATTTAAGTAAAAATAAATAAAATGAAAGAAAAAAGTAAATTATTCTTTACTGCCATGTTACAAGTTTCTCTTGTAGCATTTAATGTTAAATGTATAACTAAAGATTTAATTTGGTTAATGTTAATTAGTTCTTTTTTTCTTAGTTATACATGGGCAATTAATAGTAAAAAGATAGCTTTTGGTGAACAAAGTGATAGATTAGTATATGCTTTAGGTGCTATGTGTGGTACTGGAATAGGTTATTTAATGGCTAAAATTTTCTAATATGGAACTTGATTATATAAAATCTAGATTGTGTTATTATGACATTAGAAATCCAGATTGTAATCTTAGTGAAGATGAATTAAAAGAACATAATGAAATGATTGATAGAAACAATAAAAGAAAAAGAATTACTGTTAGATGTTGTTGTGATAATTGTTTCTATGGTAGAACTGTATTAGCTGAATATATATTAAAATTGTTAAAAAGATGAGAATAGTTAAATCAGAAGGTTGTACTGCTTGGTGGACAAGAGTTGATAATAAAGATACATCTGATCTTTCAGAAGCAGAAAAATGGAAAATAGTTAACGATTTAGTGAATAAAGTACATGTAGATAAATTACATATTTTAATAGATGATCTTTTAGATTATATTATACCTGATAATCAAGAAAATTATGATTGTGACCAGTGTAATGATACACAATATATAAATACTTATGAAATATGAAAATAAATTATTTACAATGTACTGATGGAACTAAACTTTTTAGTTTCTATGGACATGATTATAAAACTTATACTGATAAAAAGGGAAATTTTCATATGATAGATGGAGGATTTGAATATACAAGATATTCTCTTCCTGATAATAGAAAAGCTTCTTTGCAAGAAGATGAAATTAGTAATTTGATTTATGATATAAGAAACTCTTTTAAGTGGACTAAAAGATATGGTAAAAATGGTAGATTTTTAAGGACTCCTATTACATCTTTACTTAAAGATTTAGAAACAAACCATATTGTTGGGATTCTTAAAAATTTCACTGAAAAATTAATTGAAGATCAAAGTGTTACTTCAAAACAATGGAAAGCTTATCATTTAATATTTATTGAAGAATTATTGTATAGAAGTAAAATAAAAGGATAGTTTTAACTATCCTTTTATTAAAATTTCACTAATTAAAACCACAAATTATGAAAAAAAACAATTAAGTAAGCAAGGAAGATTGGGGTATGAAATCCTCACTTAGTAGTTCAAGTATTCAGAACATTCTTTGCTTTATTTTTTTTTTTACTTAGCGCTTTGTATTATTTTTTAATATTCCATATACACATAGTCATTCCAAGCCCTTTTTATCTTATGAATATTATTTAAACCAGGAGTAATATCTGCTGCCTTAGCCCAAAACTTATTCTCACCTTTTCTTGAACCAGATCTATATCTTGCTTTAGGATCATTACTAAAAGCATAGGGAATGTATGTTATAGTAGTTAATACATCATCTATCAGTTTAGTTACAGGTAATGCATTTTTACCCATATTATTAAATTCTTTAGGATTTAAGAAAAATAACATATCTCCAGAAGCTCTATTGAGTTGATCTAAACTTAATTTAATCCAAGGATTACGTAAACGTTTCTCATTTTTATCATCATCTCCTCCTTTAACAGCGGCATATAAGAACATCGTTGCTGCAAATATTATTACATCTGCCAAATTCTTCTTTAGAGAATACTTTTCAAGTTCCGTAAGTTCTCTACCTTCTTTTAATTTTCCTCCATATTTAGCTAATTCTATTAGCATTTTAAGAGTATTTCTATATCTACCTTCAATTTCTACACCTAAGTCATTAGAATATTTCTTTATACCAAATCTATTTTCTAATGCGGCAGGTATCCACTTTCTAAATTGAGAAGCCATTCTAAATAGTACAAATTGCTGCATAGAGGAAGCATCTTGTGAGCTATACCTACCATGTATAGATTTGTTAATAGCTTTAACTTTAAGGCTTATCTTATCCATAAATTCTTGTTCAGATAAACCTTTTAAATCAACATCTTTTCTTACATTTCCTTTATCATCAAACGCTTCCCATACAGTTATTTTTTTACCATCTTTAGTCATTACTTCATCATGTAGCATGTTAGCTATCATAGTTCTCGATTGAAGAAATAACTCACCTTTAGATTGAAGGCTGTAAAGAAGCTCCATAAATTTCTCAGGAGATAATTTTTTACCAGCTATAATATCAGGTTTTTTATAATCTTCTAACTCCATCAAAGGATTAAGTTGTTCAAGTACAGCTCTTAATTTAGAATCTTCTTTAAAGATCTCTTGAAAGAAAATTCCTGAAGCTTTGTTTAAATCACTAACTCCAAAAAATCTTCCTCCAAACGCTTCTACTATATTACCTATATCACCAATAAATATGTTAGATAATGCTCCAGCAGGACTTAACCCTATTCTAAGAATAGAGTTCATTCTCAGTAATAAATCACCTATATAACTTGCTGATACACTTTTAGTTATCTCATTACCATTTTCATCGAGAGTTTTCCATTTATGAGAAAACTCATCTTCTTTTTTCATTTTACCTAACAACTGCATATCCATAGCAGCTGTTATCATGGCATGAGCATTACTTTTAGCTCCTTCAATACTAATCTTTTGTCTCGAAGCAGATATATATTTTTTATTAGCAATTTGATCTTTTAAGAGTTTAACTACAGGTAAAACTTGTGATATTTTATCATAACTTTCAGCAAATGTAGCAAACTCATAAAGAGCATCACCTAAATTTCTTGTTTTTTCTTTAGCAGTCAATCTCTTTTGAAACTTATTAGGGCTTAATTCATCAGTTAATAGTTCTTCATCAAATATAAAGTCACTATCGGAGATTGTTTTTACTCCAAATATATGTTCAGTTAAACCAAATACTTTTTGCCCTATAGTTTTATCAGAAGTTATGATATTTTTAAACACACTTTCTTGTATATTAGCTATAAAATCTTCAGCTACATTAATGGGTAGTTTAGATTTAGCTTCATTTATAGTTTTTTTATAAAAATCATAGAACTTTTTTAGTTCAGGAGTAGATTGTATTCTTTCATAATTAGAGTTAATAAACTCTCTTTTAGAAGGTTTCCATTCAGAAGAATCCTGATCAAAATATGTATTTTCAGCTCTCCATTTAGCTCCTTTTTCACCATCTTTCCAGGAAGCTTTGTATAAATTATAGTATTCAGTAGTATAGGGTCTTGTGAGGACAGTTGTAGTATCTATATCTTGAATAAATATATCATACATATCTTTTAATGATATGCCTGAAGATTGTTGATACTCCTGTAAATTCTTTACAGCTTCTTCAATCTCTCCTTTTATATGTTTAGTATTACGACTTATTTCAGCTTGTGTACTTTTAATTAAACTACCGGCAGTTCTAACTAAATAATCTGTAGCATCGGTAGCAGTACCTAATTTAGTTATCCAATCTCCAATATCATGTATTTGTGATTTAATATCTTCCTCTGTTATTTCTTTACCGGAAGTATTAAATTTATTCACATAAGCTAATGCAATTTTAGAAATAATAGGTTCCCATAAATTCTTTAAACGTGTAGCTGTTTCAATAGTACCTTCCATTTTACTAAAGGTATCTAATATTTCAATAGAATAAGCAATATCTTGAGGATCTATATCAGCAATATTTTTACCTTGTTCTATATCAGTAGATACTTTATCTATAAAGCTTTCTATACCATTAAGTAATTCAAGTCCTGCTTTTATAAGTACTTCTTTATTTTTACTCTCTTCATAACTTTCAATCTTAGCTTGTAGATCAATTATCTTTTTATCCCAATAAACATATCCAGCATCTGTAGGAGCGTATTTTTTTCTTGCAGTTTCAAATTTCTTAATTCTTCTTTTTAAAACTATTAACTGAGCCTTATATTCAATAGGAGAATCTTCTTTTTTTATACTTGTTTGAAATAAGTATCTATTGGCAGGTTGGTTTTGTATAGTTGGATAATAGTCTTTTCTTATAACTTCTTTATTAAAAGCTTTATCAGCTAATTGAGATGTTATTTCATCAATAGATTCTTTAACTTTATCTAAACTATTTAAAGACATTTTCTTAAAAAATTTAAGAATTTTATCTATAAGTTTCTCTAAAATAGTTTTGGTTTTTTCATTAGATAAATGTCTATTAATTATTTTATCTCTAAGTAATTTACCAGCTACTTCCAATATCATAATTTCATTATCACCATTATATAAGTCCTCATAAGAAGGATCTTCTTTTCTCAAATAATCTTTATAGTCCATTTTTTGGACTTGAACTAATAAAGACTTAATGAGAGGATGTTCTTTACCTAAAAGATCAATTATCATGTGAGCAACTTCTTCAGGTAATGTGGTTATATCCGATTTATTATGAGCTATGAGTATAGCTTTGTTAAAAGTATCATAAGCAGCTACATAGTCTCCTCCTAGTCTTTCTATTAAAGTATCAAATACTTCTACAGGTATACCATTAACATTAGCAAACTCTTTAAGTCTTGTGTTTAATTCTTCATTTGGAGAATGTGTGGTAGTTGGTTTAATTTGATATAAAGGTTCACTATCACCTTCTTTATTAATACCACTCTCTAACTGTTGTTGTTTATTATATTGTTCAATGTATTTATTGTAATACTCATCTATAAGTTTTTCTGTAGGAGTAATTTTAATATCATGTCCTGAAGTTACTGGTATTATCTGTGTTATTTGTGTATCAAATAATTTATCAATTCTTTTTGATATATTTTCAGCTACTCTAAAAGATTGATTATCAGCTTTAAAGTTTTCTTTAGATACTCTTAATGTATCTTCAGTAACAGATTTAATATTTTCTGAACTACCTTCTCTTAAAGCTTCTTTAATAATTCCCTTTTTTATATCAAGTTTACATTTCATAATTAACAATTGTTTTCATCGGTTATATCAATGGAAGGTTTTCCTTTAGGAGATACAATATCTATATTTGATATTTGATCTATACTTGATGATATTTTTACATTAGTAATGTCTTGTATTTCTATTCTATCATCCATAGTAGGAAATTGTTGTAACCAAGAATCTTCCACACCTTCAGGTAAATCATTTAGTGTATTAGTATCTATAACACTTTCCATTATTTCTTTTTCTATTCCCTCATTATTCTCAGGTAAAATAGATGTTTCTATATCATTGTATATATCTGTTTCAACTAATAAACCACGTTTACCAAGAGGTGTGGTGAGAGTGTAGGTAGCATTTTCTCCTTGAGTTTCTGTTAATTTATACATTAGATTAGCTCCTTTAGGTTGATACACTCTAATATATTCTACAAATTTAATTTCTTCATTATCATCATAAGTTAGTCTTTCTGCATTTTTTGTAGCTTTAGCTATAGATAAACTTGTGGTTAAAATATCATGTATTTTTTTATCTTTGGCGTTATCTTTATGTTCAAAGAATAAATCTTTTTTAAACACATTTGTTAAATCTTTAGCAAAAGATCTGATTAATTGATCTTTAATTCTATTCACCTGTTCTGTTGTAATATTAAATTTACTATCATTAAGTTCTTTGGTTGATTGTTTTTTATAATCAATTAAATTTAATTGTTCGAATATTTCGAAAGGTGTTAAATTATGATAACTTCCAATACCTGTGAAATGTCCACCGTAAAGATAACTATATTTTAGTAAATCTACAACTATATTTTTCCAATTTGGCTGATTCCAAATGCCTAATAATGAATCACTTATTTGATTTTTCAAAGATTCATCCAACGCTCCTCCTTTAAGTTTAATAGTTCCAAGCTTTCCTTTATAATTAACCGTTATATTTTGAAAGAAAGGACTATTTCTTAATCTACCATTAGCATACTTTTCATCATTTTTAGGATTTTTAATAGCTCTGATCATTTGAGGAACTTCTCTAATTAACCTCTCTTTTTCTATTCTATCTGTAACAAATATACTATTAGGTTGTAATTGAGTAAGCATAGAACTTATGAATAAATCCATTGTAGTTCTTATAGTAGAATTTAATATATTTAAAGGTTTGTTTTGACCAATAGCTACTGTTTCTTTAATATTATGATAAACACTTGACATATAGGGATAATATATGTCATAAAAGTTTTTAAGTTCTTCATGTACATCTCCTAACACAGCTAATTGAGGAAGTTTAGATAGATCAAATCCTTGAATATTATTAGAATCTTGTATCTTATTATATAAATAATCTATGCTGAGGACATCTTCTAATGTAGGCCCTACTTCTTTATTCAAAGTAAAATACCTTTTAGTATCAGATATATCATTAGCAATAGATGAATAATCTGAAAATCTCTTTAGTACTTGTAATTGAAATGCATAATATACAGCTTTCTCAGCCGGTCTTGCATTATTTAAGTTTTTAGCTAAATCTCTAAAATAAAGTAACTTGTTTGTATCAACACTTGTTAAAAAAACCATTTCATCTAACTTTTTAACATCTTCTATTTTAAAGTTAGTTTGTAAATCTACAGCATATTCTTGTTTTATTACTCCATTTTCATCTAGAAGATCTTTGATGGCATTAGTTTTCTTTGTTTGATATTCTGCAAATAGTGTTTTATTAGTGTGATATGGTTCACCTTCTTCACGTAATTTATTTCTATTAAGTGCAAGTTTAGAAGATAAATCTTTAAGTACAGGTTGTGTGATAAAATCTAAAGCTGTTTTAGTACCAAAACCTGCTTCTACTATAAGTGCCCATACAGGGTACGTATCAAGATTAATGTTAAGAGCTTCAAGAATAGGATTTTTTAAATCATCCATTACAGCAGCTAACATTGTTCCTAATTCATCTGTAATCAATGTTTTACCGTTTGTAGAATATCTTTCAGATATATTATCTTTCTTTTTAAAATCAAATGTTATAAACTTTGAAGCATCTTCTTCTCCATTAACATTTATGGTTTTAGTAGTAAGACCTAGTATATTACTCCAAGCATGTCCTGATACTTCTCTTGTGGCCAATCCTTTGAGTTGTTTACCCAAACCATTTCTTTGTTTAAGAGCACGTTGAGTTATACCGCTAAAGAAGTTAGAATCCTGTTTTATTTCAGGAAAATTCTCTTGTTTATATTTTTCTAATTCATCGAAACCTGAAGGTTTAATAAGGTGTCTAAAGTTTTCTTTAGCTGTAAGTAAATTCCAATAGTGGTCAAGAATCTTATTATTTCTACCATTAATAGTAGTATCATTTTTTATTTCTTCTAAATTTTTATGAGCCTTACTTAAAAAGTATATTTTATCAAAGTCAAAGTCCGATCCAAGTTGAGTTACTGTAGCGGCAGGAAGTAGTATATAATTACCTGTGGTTGCTGGTAAAAACTTAACTATCTTAATAGGTAACATGGAGTGTAAACCTTCTGTAGGAATACGATAAGCTATTAATTTAATTAATTCTTCAGGAACATCTTTAATATCCATTGGTGTACCATCTTCTTTCAAGAATCTCTTATCAGGTACAGGCATAGCACATTCTATGTGTGCTAGTTGTTTATTACCATCTTTATCTATTGTAAATACATATTTTAAACTAGATTGTAGATTTTTAAGAGTTATATCATTATCAACAGCTTTTTGTTGTTCAGTCAAATTGTTAAATTTAAAACCCATGCTTGAAGCTTGAACAGCAGAACCTCCAACAAATGCTTGTTTAATAACCCTATTAGTAAATAGAGAACCTATTAGATATTGGAAATCTCTTGAGTACGGACCATCCATAGCTCCTCTAAAATCTCCATTAGCAAGTAATTCAAGAGCTTTTTCTACATTTTCAGTACTTCCACGTTTAGTGAGATGTTCCTGAATCATTTGTTTGAATTTAGGACCCTTACTATAGAGTTCACTTTTAAATTCTATCAAACTCTCTTGTATATTTTGTGCTTCTAAAGATTGTATACTATCAAGTATTTCTTTACCACTAATACCGTTATATGTTAAATTAGGATCTATAGCTCCAGGTATTAACATCTTTAACTGTCTGAGAGCATCGTTTTCTTCTTCAACCATATGATTAGGGTTATCTTGTTGAATACCAAAACTATCAGCATCTATAATAATAGATGTATTGTTAAAATCTTCAGAAGACATTGTTTGAAGTTCTTTTCTAAAAGGAAGAAAAGCTTTAAGTGTAGATTCAAAAGCATGAGCATGTGCTCCAGATTCTAACATCTTATTTTTAAGTTTCTTTAAAGTATTATTATCTTCTAAGATATTATTATAAAGAGTTAGTGTAGCACATTTTATCTGTATATACTCCCATTTCTTATTATCCTGATTGAATACTTTTGTAAATATAAAAGGTTTAGTAGCTGATAATAAAGAGAAAGCTTTACTCAATTGTTCCTTAGAAGGATTTTTAATAATACCTTCAGCTATATCATGTGCTGTTTGTAATTCGGAACTCCATGTACCTCTTGATTCATGTAATTGTTTATAAAAATCTGGAGTAATGAGTAATTGAGCATCTGTTGTATTAGTATCATTATATTTCTTCAAGTATTGATTAATCTCCTGTTTAGATAAACCATCAGCTTCTAACATTTCCTCAAAATCTTTCATTTCAGGAAGTTTATTAGCTCCATCCTTACCTTCAGTTATATCTTTAGATATAGATATTTTTACTTTAGTATCTTTAGTAAAGTTGTTATTAGTTACAAAACTACCAACTTGATACACCCTTTTAGGTTCATCACCAGGTTTATACCCTGCTATATCTCCATTAACAAGGTTAGAAAACTCTATATTAAATAATTTTTGGTTAAGAGAAAATTTAGCCAATCTCTGAACAATGGCGTTGTTAAGCTCTGCACCTTTTTCAGTCATTGGAGTGAGTCCAAAAATACTATAGTTACCTTCAGCATCTTTTTTAATAATACCCTTGTTTAAACTTTCAATAACCACTTTCTCTGTTTCAGCAGATAAGTTTTGATAAATAGCATTTTTAATGCCGCTGTTGAATTGAGGTAAAGAAAATATTTGTTTTGCTGTAGTTGTGGGATTAGTTACTATATAAGCATCTAACTCTTTAATTAGAGAGTTTACTTCCGGTATAAAGTTAAATTCAAAGGCTCTTCCATCAAATGCAAATTTAGAGGATTTTTTTTTATAATGGAAGTTTTCACGTAATCTATGATCTATGTTAACATCAGGATTTGCTTTATGAAATTCTCTTAATTCAATAGCTCCTCTAAGACGTTCAATCTCAGATAATACTACATTAACATAATTGTTGAGTATAGGTGAGGTATGATCAAATTTACCATCTTTAGTTTTTACATCATAACTCATAGCTTGTATTATCATACCCATACTTTTATCGGCTGGTGTAAGATATACATATTTATGGGCTGTGGTAGAAGTTCCTTGATTAGAAGAAGCATTTTCAAACAATGCTATAGATGCAGCTAAGAAGTCACGTTCTTGTATATTATCATATACGGCCCCCTCTGAGCCGTAAGCTTCATTCTTTAATGCATCAAAATATTCAAGTTTAAACTTCTCTTGTCTAAATTTATCATTAGTATTAAGAGCATTTAGAAGATTACTATGTTCATAGAACGAATCCTGTTTTATAGAAGCAAGTTCTGCCTTAAATGTCTTTCTGTCAGCTATTAACTTATTCATCATTTTAGATGCAAAAGTTGGTAACTGAATACTGTAAACATTTTTATTCTCACCATTAGTGAATGAGGAAGTATATAAACTTAGTTGATTTTCTGCTTCTCTATCAGCAAATTTTTTAAATGCTTCTCTATAGGCTATTTCACTATTTGAAGCTTCTTCTTTAGATTTAGCTAAATGTGTTGCTATAGTATTGAGGTCTTCCAACATTGATATATAGTTACTATCTATTTTAGACTCATTAACTATAGTATCATTGCTAAGTATAATACCAGTTTTAGATAACAGTTTAGATATTATTTTCGGATCAAATATTCTAATATTCTTAGGATCAGCTTTAGCTTTCTCAAGAAGTTCTAATGTATCTTTAGCTAATTTTTTGGCTTTATCAGTACCGTTAGTAGTTACTGTCCCATCAGCAGATATATCAGCAACTGTATCATTATTTGATGATGATATATAAGCATTTTTCCATTCATCTTGTAAAGCTGTTCTAATATCTGTTCTATTAGAATCTATAATTTCTACTTTAAGTCCACCATCTATAACAGATGCTTTAGTAAGTATAAACTTTAACTGATCTTTAGAGAAGTTGGTTTTAAAATCACTTTTAATTCTTTCTTGTTCTTCTTTAGAAATAACATGTTCTCTATTGTTTATAAGCTTATCCACAACTTGATTAAACTCTGGGCGTATATTTCCCCATTCTTTTAATTTAGCTACTTGTTCTTCAAAAGAATAAACACCTAGAAGCTTTCTTTCTATACTATAGTATAGATTTTTCATATCGTGATATAAGGTTTCACCTAAATCATCCTTTTTAACATTACCATTTTCATCTAATTGTTCTATACCAGCAAGAAATAGTTTTAAACGTGTAGATGCAGACTTCATACCTGGAATACTTGTCACATCTCCAAAACTTTTAGTAAGGTTTCCTTGAGCAGATAATTGTTCTATATCTTTAGCTGTTGTATCATCTATAGTAGATGGTATATCTTTTATTTGTTTTTCTTTATTATTAAATTTAAATCCTAAACCATTTAAATGTTTTTTAACTTGTTTCTCTACTTCAGCTCTATGTATAAATAATTCATTAGCTGCTGCTTGACCAGGATGATTGGGATCTTTACTTATCTTTTCATAATTAGCAAATATAGGATTAAATAAACTTGAGAGAGTTATATCTTCTTGTGATATACCTAATCCCAAATACCTCATATTTTCAGCAACTATCTTATTAGCTATAGTAAGTATTTTAGTTGCTTTATAAGTATTGTTTAAATTACCTATGGGAGCATATGCTACATCAAATTGTTGAGTAGTATATAAAGGTTTAGTTGTAGAGAATTTTCCACGGTTTATAGAGTTAAAGAACATCTCTAATTGTGAACTATTAGAAGTTTTAATCAAATTAAAGAATTGACTTATCTTCTTAAACAAATTTACTATAATTGTACCTAATCTTTTAATAAAAGAAGATTCTGTATATGTTTGTGTATATGTACTATATTCATCAGCTAACTTTTCTTCATATGCTAAATCTATAAGCTCCTGACGTGTAAGATTAGGATGTCTTTCATTTAAGAAAGTTAAGCGTTGTTCAGTAGGTGCTTCATATAACTTTTTAGCTATTTCAAGAACATTCTTACGTTCATCTAATGTCAATAATGATCTAAATACTCCATGAAAAGCCTCATGGAAACCTGTCCCTTTAGGTGCACCTTCATTAAGATAAATTATCATATTAGAGAAAGCTCCCCAACTATTGGGGTTAAGAGCTTTTAATTTCTCAAAGTCTTCAACTGTAAGATCAAATTGAGGAAGTGTTTTAGATAACCATTGTCTAAATGCACGAACATCTTCAGGAGTAGTTACTTTATTAATAACACTTTTTTCTTTAAATGCCATTGTACCATCATTACCTATATCTTTTTTAGGAGAGGTGGAGATAGTAGTAGATTGTTCAGAACTTGCAGATTGTTTTCTATTATCTTCAAGTTCTTTTAAAGCTTCATCTTTAGGATCTACAGTAGGTTTAAAAGTTACAAAAGGTTGTACAAAATATTCACCATTATCCGTATAAGCATTTGTAGCAAGAGTTTGACGAGACTTTAGTTTTTCTTGTGCAACGTCAGTATTAATGTTAGCTACAGATATGTTTTGTTTAAGAGTAGTGAGCGCTTTCTTAAAAGCTTCTTTAACAGTAGAAGAAGTTTTAATTTTTTCTAAACTATATTTATCTTTGCCTATTACATAACCTACAAATCCATCTTTAGCCACAACAGCCTTTATCTGTCCTGTAGTTTTATCTTCTCCTGTAACATATACATAGTCATTAAGTGCTCTAATAACATCATTAACAGATTTAGGTTCTAAATTAGATATAACATCTACTATTTCATCTGCTAATTCAGGAGTAACAAGTGTACTATATACAGGAATACCTGACCACTGTCCGTTAGCAGCTTTAACTAACATAAATACTTGACCAACTTTCCCAAAAGATGCTAAATTAGCAGAATCTTTTTCCAATACTCCTCTTTGAGATTCATCTTCTAAAGAAGGTATAACTACAGTATTTTGATTAGTAGCTTTGTTTTTTGATATATAAGCAAAAACAGCTTGTCCTCCTACTTTATCCTTTTCTCTTATAGGAACATTGTTAAAAATACTGTAAGGAATTTTTGTATTTTCATCTATTTGATTATATAAAGGAACACTTTGTTTATTACCTTTTCTAAATAATAAATTACCACGTCCTTTATCACTTATTGTAGTGACTACACGTTCACCGTTTTTTAATTTAGAGATAATACTTTTACGTTCAGTAATTATTCTTTCTCTTACTTTAGCATATTCTTCAGTTTGTGCAGGAGTTCTACCTTCTTTAGCTTCATGTGGTAATTGTACATAACCAAGTAGTTCTCCACTACCTTCTTTTCTAATAGCTATAGCTTCATAATATCCCTCAGTTAATCCTCTTGCATTTTCAGGAATAGATTTAACTCTTTGATCGTTTAAGGGATTATTAACAGTTTGTAATTGAAAATATACTTTATCACCAATCTTTAGATTATTAAGAGCTTTTTCATCAATGCCTGATGTATTATCTCTAATAACCAATCCATCATCTCCATGTACCCATTTAAAAATACGTTTAAGAGAATTGCGTCCAAAGGGTTTCCATTCCACAATATGATTGTAGAGGTGCATCATTGCTACATTAGGAACAGCAGCTAATGACTTATTGTCTCCAACATCTCCAAGTTTAATACTTTCTTCTGTATTACCTGAAAATTCTTCTTGTTCAGAAATAGTGGCATTAGTACTATTAGTCATTGTGGTACTAACTTCTGACTGTTCTTCATCAGAGGATTCATAGGGTTTAAGTACAGCCTCTTTAGTTAAACTTTCCTGTTCTACTTTTTCTGTAGTAGTTGTTTCACCTTTTATACTATAGGTAGGTTCAGCAGGAGTCTCTACATTTTCTCCTGTTAATCCACTAAAAGGATTGGTGATAACATTATCGGATGTAGGAGTAGATTGAGTAGTTACAGTTCCTGTTACTTTATCTGTAGCAGGATTTGTTTGAGTCATTGTTCCAGTAGAAGATGGAGTATTGTTTACATCTTCTGGAGTTTGTTCAAAGAAAGACTCTGCTGGTTTATTGACATTTTCAGATTTAGCAGGTTCTTGAGAAGGAGTATTAAATTCTTCTTCTTTTTTAGAAGATTCTTTTTTATGTTTTTCAATAATCTCTTTTTGTTTAGCTGCTGCTTCCTCAATTTTTTTGGGATCTGTTAAATCAGCAAATCTTTTATAAGAGTCTTTGAGTGTTTTTTTATAATCTTCCTGTTTTTCTTTAAGATCTTTTAATTCTAATTCATCAGCAGATAATGGTTTATCCCTCAACTCTTCTGCTGTAAATAAAGAATTAGCATTAAATATTTTACTATCTAAAGGAAGTATTTTTTGATTTAATTTATTTAATGATTCAAGTGTTTCATTTTGAATAACACTCTCTTCAAATAATTGTTTTCTGATAGGATCAGGAACATTATATCTTTCTTGTACAGAATTATATAATTTCTCAAGTTGTTTAGCTTTTTCTAAATATCTATTAGATAACTCTGATGCAGTGAGTATTCTACCTTCTGAATTAGTTAAAGGATTTAATTTAGCTATTTCAGGATCTTCAAGATTTTTAATAGACTCTATCTGATGTTCTAATTTATCACCAAGTCCTGCTTCAAAATGTGTATACGCCCAATTTGCAAATTGTATATTATCAAATGTTTTAAAAGCTTCTTCATCATTATTTAAAAGAGCAGCTTGTTTTAAACCTTCTATTCTTTCAAAATCTAATTGTGATTTAAAAAGTTCAGTTATGTTTTTATCGTTAACTTTAACTGAACCGTCTTCTTGTACTTCAACAGCTTTAGATATATTACCTTTTAAGTAATCATTATCTTTTATTAACTGTTTAAGTTTATTAATTTTTTCATTTTCTCGTTTAGCTCCTGATCCAAATGTTTCAGCAGCTGCACCAAATAAACCACCAAGAATCATTCCTTGACCTATGGCATCCCAGCCTTCTTTTGTAGTATAATTTTTTAAAGATTTTGCTGTTATATCTGCTAAAGGTGAAAATATATCTAACACACTACCTATTTCACTATCTGTATAATTTCCTGTATATTTGTCTTTTATATAATCTTGTATACCTTTTTGAAAAGATTCTTCATAACCTTCTGTTATTGCATTTTTAAAAGCTTCTTTACCAAACTTTTGTAATTTAGTATCTGTAACAAGTTTATCACCTACTTCTTTTAATATAGATTTTCTACTATTAGAGAAAGTTTTCATCCAACTACCTGCTTGCATATACTCTATTGGCATCATCCAATAGTTAAGTAAAGACGTGGCCATAGCTGCTCTACCGGCTTTAGTTTTAGCCTCTTGTTCAGTATAAGGTTTGTTAGTATTAGGATTTATTTTAGGAGCACCTTGTTCACCGCCTGTCATTAAGTTAGTAAATACTTCATCTCTTGTTTGTTTACCTTCAGCCAATGATTCTACAGTTCTTGCACCAAAAGATATTAAACCTTGATCTATTTTACCAAGCTGAGCTGCGAGTTTACCTTCTTGCAAGGCATTTGCTGTTGCTTCAGAAAATACACCTTTAGTAGCAGCATCCATAGCTGCTTGATTAGCTTTAGTTATTTGGTTAGCATATAATGCTTTAGTAGCTGGACCTAAAACTTTTGCCATTCCTGTACCAGTTAGATAGGCAGATGCTAAAAAGGGAACACCTTCTGACATTATATCATTTGTCCAGAAATCTAAATCTGTAAAAGCTCTTTCAAGAATGTTTTTATCTATATCTTTTTGAGAATTGTAATTAGGTAAACCTTCATTTATAGATTCTTCTATGGTCGTTATACCTTTAGATATAGGGTTATCAAATAATTGATTTATATCACGACTTGCTATGGCTGAAGGAATACCTATTAATACATCTGATATTCCTTGTGCAGTTTTAGTAGCTGTTTTAAGAGCTAATTTAACTGTAGCATTACCCATAGAGTCCCAAAATCCTTGAGCGTTTTCTCTATGTTCATTTAGAGCATCTAATTGTTTTTGTTCAGACTCTAAATCTGGAATTATAAAACCTTTATCATATTGTGAGGTTGTTGGTATATTTAAACTTCTTGGTTCAATACCCGTATCATATCTTTGTAAATCAAGTTTAACACCTTCTTTAGCCATTTGGTCAAAGAAATCATCTGTTAACCCTATATTTTCTTTTTTTGGATCTGGCATGATAAATTATTTTTTACTATTGGCTAATATTTCTTTCATTTCAAAAATATAATTCTCAGCTTCTTTTGCGGTATTGAATTTTTTATTAACATTTCCTATTTTTAAATTGAAAGTATTATCTTTTTTATCAAATCCTGTAATTGTTTCAACACCATGTATTCTCATATTTAAAGGAATGGGTGAGGCTTTTGCTTGATATATTGCATTTACAACTTTATCTCTTTGATAGTTTATATTTGCTTCATTGTAAGGACTTTTTGTTTTAGCATCTAAATATCCTTCTGGTCCAGAAACAATATACTGTTTTCCTTCAATAAACAGTTGTGTTGGTACTTGGAAGGATTTATCACCTCCTGCTAATAGAGGAAAGACGTTTTCTGCCTTAAATTTACCATTTACTTCAACAGCAGCATCTTCTGAATGATTTTCTTTAAGTTGTTTTAGAGAAAGAGTTTCACCATTCTCGTCTAAAAATTTAACATTTCCAGAGCTTCCTGTTCCTAAATTTTTAACAACTGTTTCTTTACTTATACCTTGTGAATTATATCCAAATAATCCACCGTTAACAACTTTTCTTTCCTCAGGAGTAAACTCCACAGATTGAGCATTAAACATTTTATTTTCTGAAGCTTGTTTTTCAATCTCATCTAACATTGGATAAATTTTATCAGCTTCTTCTTTTGTTAAATTTTCTTTATTGTTCCATTTATTAAATATAGAAGCATATTCTGGAGAATCTTTTAGAAGAGATAATACTCCTTTAGCAAGTTCATATTTCTTTTGAGGAATCTCATTGGGTTGTAAATAACCTTTTTCTTTTGAGAAGGATTTTTCATCAGGAGATGTATAATTTCCTTGTCTTTTCATCTTCTCCGCAGGAGATAGTTTATCATATTCCTCTTTTGTTAAAGCATTTCCTATAAACTCTCCTTTTTCTTTTTGTGTAAACGTACCTTCATACTCAACTCCTTTAATTGTTAAAGAAGGTGTTTCATAATACGGTACAACAGAAGGTTCTGGATTTTTCCTTCTTTCAGACTCTGCTTCATCTGTAACAATATCTCTTTTAACATCAACATCTTTTACTATATTAGTAGACGCTGCGTTTCTAGCTATTGTAGAAGCTAACTGAAAAGGTAATTCTTTTTTCGCTTGTTCTCTTGCGAGTAATGTTTGAAACTCAGGAGAGTTCTGATCTAATTCAGGATAAGCTCTTGATAATTTATCCACAATATTTGGATCAATACTTGTTAATCTGTCTGGATCTACTTTTCTGGAATATAATCTTGCTTGTTGACTTAAATAAGCTTGCCAATCAGGATTGTTTAATATATAATTAGTAAGTATAGGTTCCATTACATCAAACTTTTTTTCTTTAACAGATGTAATAAAACTTTGAAGTTTATCAGAAGGAAGTCCATGAGTAGATGCCCATTTACCTATTTTATCTTCTGACCATGCTGGCATTTCTTTAGCAATCTTTTGTATCTCAGTTTGTATACCTGGATTTGTAACAAAAGGTTGGGGATTATAACTATCATAAGGAGAATCAGGATTCACATTATCCATATCTTCTTCTTGCAATAATCTAACATCCATTGGGGTTAAACCTCCTGGTTTATCAGGATTTTTTCTATTAGCTTCTAGTGCATCATTAAATTCCTTTTGTCTATTAACCCATCTATCATGTTCTGTTTGCAATTTAGCAGGTTCTCCAAATTGGAAATCTTCATGCAATTTTCTCCCTAGAGTTTGAGCTTGTTTTCTTGCATCAGAAAAATTCTTTTTTTGAAAGGTTTGATTAGCTAAATCATCAACTTTATTATGTATGTCAGTTTGAAGATTTATTGCTCTCTGTTCTCTCCAAGGAGCATATTTTATATCTCTATCTAAAACTTTAATACCGGATATTAGATCATCCTCATTTTTCTTTCTTAATTGACCTGCTCTAAGCAAATCATCAAAAGGTAGTGGAGCATATGTATCTATCGGTACATATTCCGCAGGAATTTCGTAGAGGTTTGCCACTTTATCTAAAGTTTTTTAATTTTTCAAAATATTCTAAGAATTCTGGACTATTGTAACTATCAGGAAACATTTCTTGTAAAACAGATGCTAAAGCAGCATCTCTACTTCCTGCATTACTATATCTTTGTTTCATTAAAGCAGCTTTAGATACACCTTCTGTAGCTTTAGCAGTATGTGCATTAGTAGCAGCAATATTTCTTAGATTAATATCTTTAATACCAAGTTTAGTTCTTGCTCTATCTGCACCAAGATTTGCTAATGTAGATGCTTCTTCACCTCTATATCTATTATTTATATCCTGCTCTTGCATTTGAGCATTAGCCATAGCATTTTGTGTATTTGCTTCTATCTGATTAGCATTGGATAAATAAGCACCACCACTCAAAGATTGAGATTCTTTAGCGTTTCTAAGAGCAGACTGTCTATTAGCTAACATTCTTTGTCTAATAGGTGTCATATCCACTTTCCTATTACGCATTAAAGAAAGAGCTTGTGTTTCATAAGGGTTCTGATAATCTTCTTGATTAAGATATGTAGGTTTTTCTAAACCTTTTATCATATCATAAGCAATAGGTGCATAGGTTAATGCATTATTAACTCCAGCACTCATTTGTCTGTTTCTTTCAGAAGGAAGTCTTTTAAATTCTTTATCGAAAGCAGGTTGTATAATGTTTTCCATAACATCATTTGTTTCATCAGGTGATGTTATTAACGAAAACTCATTATTATCTAAATCTCCACCATATTTTTTAATAGTTCCACCTTCTTCATGTTTAAACTTAGAAGCATTTCTAGCAAAATTAGCACGTTTAATTAATGTAGAAGAATGTTGATCTTTATGAGCTAATACATGTTTAGCGTATTCTTGTACACCCATTCCTGCTCTTTTTGCAGCTTCTGTAAATTTACCTTTATTTTCAGGTTTAATATGTATCTGTCCACCTTTACCATATTCTACATCTTCCATAGATCTAAAAGTATCTAATTCAAGATTATCTCTTTTTACCTGATCTCTTTTAAGTTGTTGTATGATAGTTTGTTTAGACACATCATCACCATCTAAAAATTTCTGTCTAAACTTATGAGGAATAATAATATTTCCAGATTTAGAAAGAGTTTTAAATCCTCCATCTATATGAGAGTTTTTACCTTTATAATCTTTTATAATATGTCCTTTAGTATCTACTTCTAATTCATCACCTTCAACTTCAATTAATTGTTTATTAATTTGACCACCTTGTTTAAATCTAGTTGCTCCACTTGCTTCCAAACCTTTTAAATAAGCTGAATATGCGCTATTATTTTCAATTTTCTTTTGTTCATCTTCTGCTTTTGAACCTTGATAAGCACCATATATCAAACCTGCTCCTGCTCCTATAGCAGCACCCCAAGGTCCTCCTACTGAAAAACCTAACTGTGCTCCTTGAGCAGCTCCTGAAACTCCTCCTTGTATTCCTCCACCCCAACCATATTCAGGGACTTCTTTTGAAGACTTACCCTTTAATTTAGGTTTTCTAATAATTTTTGAATGTTTTGACATGTATAATAAGTTTTGTTGTTAGTTATTTGTAAAGTTAGTGTTGTGTAAAACAGATAAATATAATAAAAAAAGCTTGCAAAAGCAAGCTTTTTGTTATATATATTTTACATCTAACATTGATTGTTAGGTTTTATCTTGGAGATATTTGATAATATGTTTTAATATACGGTATAGATATTTGATTTCTTGTTGGAAAAGTGTTATTGTACACAAAATCTACTGTCATATAATTATTTCTCATCTTATCTCTAAATAGACGTGTTGCACCAGTTGTTAAATTGGTTGCGTCAAATATATCTAATCCTGTAGTTACAAGAGCTTGAGAGTTAACAGCATTTCTTGGTACAGCTATTTGCCATTTTCTTTCTTTCCTTCGTAAATTAGAAGATAAAGATAAAGTAATAAAATTACTATTCTGAACATCTGTATAACATCTTATTGATGACCATGTTTCATTTATGGAGTAAAGGTTTAAAGTAATATCTCTGGTTTCCATAAACCATTCTAAATTCTCAAATATTTTAGCATAGTCAGGATTTTTATTTATAACTATTGATAGTTTAGAGGGATCTGCTATTGTTGCACCATACCATTTACAGAAATTACTTCTTGAATTATGAATATATAATTTATAACTTACATTTGGATCAGCAGCAAAAAAGTTTTTTGTATCAGATATATATAAAGAAGGATAATAAGTATAAAAGCTTCCAAACTGATCTGTTTGTTCATTAAATGCTACAGTAAACTTATTTTCAGCATATTGTGTTGTAGTTGAATTATACTTAGCATCTATAAATGTGAATATAAATTCATTATATCTATAATCATACACACAAGTTATACCACATCTTGAATTGTTTAATGTAGAATCAAAATATATAGGATTATCTTTAATTTGTATTTTACCTGTTAAGTTCACTGGAAAATATGATTGTAAACCTTTAATATCAGATATAGGTTGTTCTCCATTAGAACCAACTTTATACATTGTTCTGCTTAAAATATCAAAAAAGGCTATGGAATTTGGTGATGCTACTATAGCACCTTGTTGTTTACAACCAACTCTTGTAGATAGATATCTTGGTATATCAATTAATTGTCCTGTACCTAATAGTACAGGGGCACTACCTGTAGTTGAATTATCGTCTAATATTGTTTTCCTATTTATAGGAAGAATACCATAAGCTTTATCTTGCCAAAACCATAATTCATTGTTAAACATTAATAATGAATTAACCGGTCCATATTCAGATTGACCATCTTGCCAATCATTTGTTAGAAATATAGCCCAACTATCTTTACTTTCTCCTGCTATTTTTTTCTGAGAAATCCAAAATCTTGAATCATATTCATCTACTGATCTAAAGTCTACAGGTTTTGGAAAAAACTTAACTACATTTCTTTCATTTGAATACACTTTATTATATTCATAATCTTCTCTTGCAGAAGCACCTGTACCTTCAGTTGTTAAATCTCTATTAGTATGAGATTGTTGTCTAAGCTCTGTATTAAAGGTTGTTTCACACGGAAAATAGAATGTAGCAGACTGACTTCCTGATGGAGCGGCTGGTAATCCTGGAACTTGTGTTCCCCAATTCTTTACAATCTTTTCATTGTCATAATATACTGTAAATATATCTCCACCAAATACTTTATGAGTATAAGAAGTAGTTGTTGTTATATTTGACAATACAGGTTGAAAGTCCCCACAAGCTATATAAACTGAATTGGATCTTTGCGAGTAACTATTTCCTCCATATTGGGAGGCTCTTTGTCTATAATAGTTAACATAATATTTTCTATTGTTTGCTTGTGTAACACCGTTAAAGGTATAATCAAATGTAGCATTTAATCCGATTAATAATGTTGAAGCACCTATTCCTTCATATTCACTACTACCATTTGGTTCAGAGTGATTTCTGAAATTTATACCTGTATTAGGTGATTGGTTAAACGTGTGTGCTCCACCAAATCCTACAACACCTGCTTCAGTTACAATTAATTGTTCCTGAGCCGTTCCTCCTACATTCGTTAAAGGTTCGGATTTGGAAAACTTCCACATATAATAATAATCTGTGGCTGTTCCAGCCAAATCTGTATATAATTGTGTATTACTATGAGTAATTCTTTGTTTAGTTAAAATCTTATCTCCACTTGCAAATCCTGGAAATAGTCCAAATTGAAATTCAGGAGATTGTATGGTTTGTATTTTTTCTGGAGTATTGTTATTTAAAGCTCCTGTTATCCAAGTGGATGTATCATGTGTATAGTATGTTCCACTATCGGCAGCAGTAGCAATCATTAATCCGCTTCCAATAATTGTTTTATCAGCATCTGTTCTTTCACATCTAACTATTTGAAAACCTGAAATATATTGTAATATATTTTGAGGTATGGATATATTAAACTTTATATATAATATAGAAAGATATGATCCATCAGAATATCCACCATAGTCTCCTGAAGAAAAAGATAATCTAAAGTCGTTTGGTGGATTAGAACCATCATCACAAATACCTTTGTTATTAGGGTCTAATACATCACAGTAATCGGGCATTTTAATATCACCTATCCATTTAGCAAACAACGATCTACCCTGTTTATCATAGAAGACAATAGCAAATCTATATATTTCATTTCTTTGATAACCTTTAAGTACGGATGAATGATAAGCTGATTTTACTCCATCAGGAGCCATGTTAAAGTTGTATTCTTTACCTGCACCGTTATTATAAGTATATGTATAAAAGTTCGGATTAGTGTGTCTGAAAGGAGCTGTTTGTTGAGAACCTATGTTGTTAGTTATATCTGCTCTAACATATTCTGTTCCAAACTCATATGTTATATTTGCTCCTTTACCTCCCAAAAATCCTGTATCAGGATTATAAGCATAATAACCCGTAGAAGATGATATACCGTTTGTTAATGAATCATTAAAAGGAGCTATTGCATCATGGTCTTCAGATATATTGTTATAATCCGCACCATAATTTGCTAACCATGATGTAGAATTTCCTTGAGAATCTCTTATTATAAAATCCCATACGGGGCCTACTTTCATATGTATATAGGCTCTTGCATCATATGTAAAATCTGTTTTTTCATTTCTCACATTTCCAACAACCAAATGCATATCTTTAGCGGCTATTGTTTTACAGTGAGTAAATGCAAATCTATCTTCTAAAAAATCATTAATGGTAAGTTCTTCTATAAATTCTTGTCCACTATATGTAAATTCATATACACCGTTTGCAGGAAGTTCTTCATCATGGGTTTTATATATAATAGGTGTTCCATTTAAAGCACTTCTATATATTATAAGTATTTCAATTCTTTCAAAATCTGTATCTAAACCTGATATTTTCCAATGAATATTTTTATTAGTTTTAGTACCTACTCCTCCACCAACATAACTTGTATAATTTGAACCTGTAAAAGAAGCTTCATCTAATGGAACTATAGATACTATATTTGATAATGGTCCAAACTTAGTAACACCTGAAGAGTTTTTTAAACGATAAGTTGCTTCATATGTACCAACATATAAAGCATTGTTACCATCAGATGTTATTTTTTGAAGCACAGCTTGATCATTATCAACAGGAGGTTCTATATCAAGTAAAGAAGGATCTAAAGCAAATCCATTTGTAGAATCTGCTACATTAAATGAACGAAGTTTGTTAAAATTATCTGTCCAGTATAATCTAATAGTTTCAACATTCTCATATACTCCTGTTATTGCAGGAGGAAATATAGGATGTTGAGTTGTTAAATTTATGTTATTATCATAAAGAAGTGTTAAAGTAGATGTGGTAGTTGGGCCAGTAGTATCATAAGAATATCTCCATATTTGGCCAGACCCTCCAGTTGAGGAACTATCTGTAGTTGTTATAAGATATATATAATCTCTTATAGGAAAACTTCCTATAATAGTTATATTAGCTTTGGTTCTATATAATAATATTTGAGAGATGTTAATGGTTGATAAAGCTGGAGAAGTAACCATTATGCAAGTAAATGTTTGACCATTATTTGAATAGATTAACATTGAGTTACCATCTTTATCAGAGATTCCTGTAATACCTAAACTGTTTAGTGTAGGATTGGATGTTGCTGCTGCATTAAAATCTAATGCTAAATCTTCAGTATCTGAAGTAGAGTTGAATATTATTAATGTACCGTTTATATTAAACGAATATTGAACAGTAATAATAGATTGACTCGTTGATGTAACTTTATATACATCTGATAAATCTGGAAAATCTATCATATGGGATGTACCTTCTACATTAATAAGAGATTTGGTAGTACTACCAGTATCTGTAGTAATACGCATATTCTCAATGTGAGTAGCTTGTGTTGCAGGTATTGTAAGTTTATGAAAATCTTTATTGATACCTCCTTCAAAAGTATTGATAGCTTGTTCCATGAATATCTATTAGTGCTTTTTCCTATTCTCTTTACCCCCTAAAGTTTTAAAGAAGGTATCGTGCTGATTAATTTTATCAATTAATCTTAAATGTTGGTTTTTTAAAGATTCCATTTCTTCTAAAGATGGTATCTTAGATTTACTTGTAGATTGCGCAACATACCAAGCCCATTCTCTTTCAGAGTGTTCAAAGATGGCTCTCTTACCATTATTGGTAGCATCTTTTATCCAATTAATATAAGCAAGTTTCATCATTAAATATTTAGTTATAGCTACTCTATAACTCATATCATCGGGTAACATCGGCCATCCTTCATCATCTGTAGGATAAGCTAAATAAGCAATACAAACTTCTCCCTCTCTTATGGAGAGGGTTAAATAATCATTATTTATATCAAAGGTTACTACATCATAAATATTTGATGTAGAAAATAATGTAGAAGCTTGTGGTGAAAAAGAGTTACCAAAATTATCAATAAATGTATCAGCTGTATCCACACTGTTTTGTAATCCACAACATGTTCCATCTAATAAATGATGAAATGTACTATTGGAGTATCTTGCTGGCATACCATTTACAGCAATCTGTACAAGTTTGTGAAAATCACATGGAAGAGGAGCTTTATAATTTGTTATATTTAAGTTAGGATTAGCTTCATGTCCTGTAACTTTTTTAATATATTGAATAGGTTGATTCATTATCTCCAATCCTTCATATATCCATGATAGCATATCTGCTATCGGTAAATCCTCAGAACTTCCGGTATCTCTATATACCTGATTTATAATGTCTTTAGAACTAATAAATTTGTTAACTATCATGTTGGTAATTTATATGTTAATTCATATAATCTATATCAGGATTATTTTTTAAGTGTGCAGCCAATCTTCTTTTAAATCTTCTTTCCATAGTTAGAACATATGGAGAAATATTTCTTACCTTTTTAGGTTTGAACCACTTTATTTTGTAAATAGATCTCTTATTTCCAAGTCCCCCTAGAAAATATACTATTTTATTAACTTTTCTTGAAGTTCCCCAATCTATAGCTAAATGTTCTTTTTCAAGTCTTCTTTTAGCTTTTTTTATTCTTATAAAACCTAATCCACAGGGTACGAAAAAAGCATCTCCTGATAAAATGTGATCTTTTAAACCATTGTTTAAATCTGTTAAAATTTTATAAAACTCTCCGTTGGTATGTTGGAGTTTTTCATCAGTTGTTCTCTTATAATAGAGATATATATGTTTAGCTTTATAATCAGGTAATATCTTTCCCTTTCCCCTCTTTCCCAACTTCATAATTTATATATATTTATGTTTTTTCTACATTTGATTCTACTTTAAATCTACCATCTCCTATGTTGTCAGTGGGTTGATTGGCCGATATTCTTAAATATTCTAATACTATCTTTTTAAGAGGATCTAACATGTGTTCAGATATTGGATAAGGACTATCATCTGAGTAACAAATTGTTCCCTCACATGTATTGAAAGTAGATACTTCTTGAGGTGAAGCAAATACTCCTTGTATATTAATTGATGTGAGAACTATATCTAAATTAGGAACTAATATGTAAATATAACTATCAAATAAAAAAGCTTTAGGTATTCTGTTTATTCCAGGAAGAGGACCATATTTTACCCAAGCAGCTCTTTCATAAGGTATTAGTTGAAATGCAGGTTGAGTTATAGAAGCTGGTCCAACTCTCGTTATTAAGTCTCTTTGATATAATTCTATGGTTTTAGGTATCTTTACAGAAGTTCTGTATACTTTACATTCTGTAACTAAATTACAACATACTGAAGCATCTACTAATGAAACAGGTACACAACCTAAAGATTGACGTATATTGTTGGATATAGTTCTGTTTTTTTCAAGATCTTGTCTTATAAGAACATTTCTTGCAGAGTCTATCCAATAACTTAATAATTCGTGACTTATAGTCTCATCATCTGAATCTCCACCTTTACCTGCTCTTATTATATTTAAGAGTTCATATATAAGATGTTTCTTAGTCAATTCCATTATTTAAGGTTTTTTAACTTATAAATTGTTTTATTAATGAGAGATAATATCTCATCAGATATATTTAAAAGTTGTGATTCAGTAAAGAATTTACTACGGTTATTTTGAAAGTAAGTATAAAATTCCTGCAAAGATAATGTAGGATCAGATGCTTTTGAAGCAGGTATAGATATGTCTACTATACCTTTAATGCCTTGATAACATTCAATCAAATCATCTGTTAATGTTAACAATCCATCATAGAAGTCTCCTAAAGCAACATGTTGTGCGTAAGATTGACTTTTAAGATGATTTAAATGAGCAACATCTCTTAATTGAAAGAGTTTTCCAAAAAATTCTCCTATAGAACCTGTTTGTGTAGAGGATGTTTTGCTTATCTCAACAGCCTTATTCATTAAATCATTTTTCATTTTCCAAAAAGTTTAATACATATTCCTATATTGTGAGTATTTAAAAGTATATTATATTTGTAACTGTATATTTTGTTATTATACTGAAACAGTAGAGTAGGAGATATATTATTAAAAGATGTGAGATTGCCACCAACTTCTATACCACTAAGAAGTTGATACTTATATGGTACAGATATCTGTTCATATTTTGTTATAATTTTTGTAACAATTACACAGTCTTTTGGTACTTTAGCTACATAGCTAATTTTAGCACCTAATAATTTACCGTTAACACTATCTATAACAGATATGTTTATTATTGAGTCTTTTAAAGACGATGTATAAACTCTTGTTGAGTCACAGTTTTTTCTATTTGAAGAATCTACTAAATATACAAATTTTGTTACGGGTTTATAGATATTTACAGTATTTGTTTTAATAATAGTATCATGTATAATTTGTACAGCAACAATGGTATCTGTTGTTGTTACATTTGTTGTTGGAGAATTATTACATTTATTAAACTTTAATAATAGAATTGTAAGTATAACAAGTGCACCAGCAAATAATAAATGTGATTTATTTAGTTTCATTAGGTTCTTCTTCTACAGTTTCTTCTTCTTTTATTTTAAATTCTGCAACATTGGTTAATAATTTACCCATTAATCCAACTACACCTATTCCAAAATTTACCCATTTAATATCATGGTCTGATAATGGTAAACCTACAGTAATTGTCATAGCAGCTACAGAAAATGTCATTAGTAAATCAGACCATAGTTTAGTCTTTCTACCTTCACTAGAATATTTTTTAAGTTTTATCATATAATTGGATATTTGTTATCTATAAGTTGTTTTTTGTTTAAAACAATATCTTGAAGTGTAATTTCTTTATATCCAAATGTTTTTTGTAAATGTGGAAACTCTTTAAATGTTTTCCAATCACCTGCCCATTCCCAACCATATTTTTTAAATATGGCTACTACTTCAAACCAATCAGCTATTCCATCATTATCCAAATCTTCTTTTGCAGAGTAACTTATGCTACCATCTTTTCTATATAAACATATATCAACTGCTAAACCGTAGTTATGGTATGACTGCCATCTTTTAGCGTTTGTTACAATCACTCCAGGTTTAGTTCTTCCTTGTTCAAATAAAGAATCTTGTTCTTCAGGAGTTCTAAATGCAGATGTTATTCTAATACTAACGTTGGCCTTTTCACATTCTAATAAAATGTTTCCAGCTTCAGACCTTAATTTAGGATGTAAGGTAGCAATTCTTTTTATAGAAATATTATCCATTCTAGATATTAAATATGTTTAGTAAACCATGCAACTATAGCTCCAAATAATCCTCCAAAAAAAGTACCTATTACTCCACTTATAGTAACTACTTTAGTCTTATGTACAGTAAAATCATTTTTTAATTTATAGTGAGAATCACTAACTATTTCAATGGCTTTACTTTGATATTCACTATTAGCGGTTAATTTACCAATATCTTCTTTTATTCCAACAAGAGTGTTGTAAATCATTTCTTGTAGTGGATCACGATTACTTGGAGCCATAATAGATAAAAAATTACTAAATTATTTTTTATTAGATTCTTCCTTTTTAAGAACAGGTGTGGATTCTTTCAATTCTTTTAGCAATTGTGTAATTTCTAAAATACCTCCTTCACAAGCATTAGCATTAGCAATAAACTGTTCTTTTGCTTTGTTTAATTCATCAAGTCTTTTTTCCAACTTCTCTTTCATACTTTTATTTTTTATATTCTTTTTTTACTGCTTTTTCACAATGATTTTCGTCTATTTTATTAAGTGTCTTGTAAAGCAGTATACCAAGCCACGTTAATGTATTTGTTGCTTTGTTTAACCCTATAACACAACTTACTGTTTCATTATTACCAAATCTATGACCAGTAGCCTTCTTAATAAACAGTAAATCAAGTAGTTCAGGACAAACTACATTTCCAGTTCTATCAAACTGGATAGCAACATTTGCTAAATATACATCAAATTCTGCAAGATTCCAAATTATTTGAATAATGAACCCTACTATACCAATTGGTATAAATAAGCTTACAGCTATTATAAATAATATAAAACTTTTAAGATATGACATTAAGGAGTTTGTTGTTTTTGTTCTAAATCTGTAACAATAGATGTTACAGTTTGTACTAAGTTTATATCTGTTGTTAACATTCCAATAATAGCTTGTCCTATTGGAGAAACTCTCAAATCATTAAATCTCAAATTTGCTAATTTAATAGTATTACCATCTTTATCTAAAATAGCAGGTTGATTTAATCTTACAAAATGATCTGTTTTTAATACAGTAGCTATCTCTCCGTTTGGAGCAAGTAAAACTAAATCATAAACTACATTTATCATTTCTGCTTTACTATCAATAACTATTTGCCAAATTTGGCACTCAATATTTAAACCTGTTTTTACATCTTGACCTATTACTTTTTTTACTAATGCTCCCATATTATTATTTATTTATGTTTATATTATTATGCTGTTTCCATTACTATAAAAGATGAACCAACAAGTACGCTTGATGCCGTACCGTTAGATGTTTTCTGTGCAAATGTGGGATAAAAAGTGCCTGCTCCATTAACAACAATTGTTCCTTCCATTGTTATAAATCCGCTCGTTAGCGGATTGTTAGTTACTTCTGTAGTTAATGCTGTTGTTCGTGATGGTAAAACACCACTTGTTGCATTATCTAATATATTATACTGATTGATAAATGTTGTAGCTGTTGCTGTACCACCAAAAGAAACTCTTGTACCTCCACCTGATGCATCAACGAATAATTTTACTTCAAATTTATATATTTTTCCAGCCACAAGAGTTGATGTAAGTCCAGTTACTTGGACAACAGATGTTGAAGATGTGACATCTAATTGAGTACTTACTCTCGTTTGTTGTATTAATGGTATTTCTTGTCTTTGTCCACCACCATTTGTAAAAAGAAGTTGTGGTGTATTATATTCTAAAGCCCCTGCTTCGGCAGTAGTATTCGGTGTACCTGTAGTTAATTTTACAGGAGCACTGTTAGCAGATGAAGAACCTGCGCCTAAATGAAGTAGAGCAGTTGGAGTACTTGCTACATTACTTATATATAACTTACTACCTATACCGATATTTCCTCCAGCTTGTACTCTTAATCTTGTTGCACCATTATTAACAAATAAATCTAAAGCATGATTTGTAGCAGTTCCTAAATATGATGCTGTACTTACATCCACATATGTTGTGAGTATTATTGTACCGTTAGTGTGGGTATATCCATACGCATTGTTACCTGTTGACAATTCTACTTTACCGGCAGCTGATGTAGCAGTTGTTCTATTTATAAGAAGCGCACCACCTGTTAAAAATCTAGCAGCTTCTGTTGCTCCATTATTACCTACCAAAAACCTTATATAGTCTGACGAACCTACTCCACTTGTAGATTGTATATCTAAACTGCTTCCTATACCTGTTCCTCCAATTATCTTAGGAGTTGTTATATTTGTTGTAAAAGTAGGAGTTGTACCAAATACTAATGCTCCACTTCCTGTTTCATCACTAATAACACTTGCTAACTGAGCAGATGTTGTAGCTGCAAATTGAGATAATGGATTAGCTAATAATCCATAGTTAGCCCACTTACTTGCATTAGTAAATGTACTCGGTGTTACAAACTGGTTAGTATTTGTTCCTGTATCAACGGTTGCTTGAGTTGCTTGATAAGGTACATCTATAAATTCCCAAGTTGTACCATTAGAATAGTATAAACCTGCTGAATAATAAGTGCCTCCAAGAGAACCAGGTAACCAACTTGTACCTTGTGATGCTGAACACCAATAAAATTTTCCTGATACAGTGTTTGCAGCAGGTAGAGCAGAATAGTTAGCAACTATAGTAATATCATCAGCAGTAGTTGATATAATTGGTTGTGTAGGATCAGTATTATCAATAGTAATGTTAGTTCCTGCAACTAATGTTATAGAGGAACCGCTACCACCTGATGCTGTTGTAAATATTTTTCTTACTACTGTGCTTGCCATGTAGCTAAAAGTTAAATTGTGCTAACTTATATTACTTATCTACTGTAGTAAGTAATGTTAAGATAATGTGTACCAGCAGTTTCCTGTATTACAGCAAAACGTGCTAAGTTTTCAGCTCCTGTTATTTCAAAAGCATCAGTGTTACCTTTTGGCATACCTCCTCCTGCGCTTGCAGTAGGTGCTCCACCATCTTCTCTATATCTTATAGAGAAAGCAGGTGCAGCTACTGAACTTGCAACTACAACAAGTGCTCTATTAGCATTTGAAGGTATTGTAAATTTTTTAACTGTATTATCAACAGTAATTGATTCATAACCTAAAGCTTGAGGATAGTTTCCTAAACTTGTAGATATTTGTTGTAAAAACTGTGATTGTGAAAGTAAATTTCCCATATGTCTGTATTATATATTAATATATATTAAACTTTAATCGCAACTATTTTATCTCCAGCTGCTAAAATATTAGCTGCCGTATCTTGATATAAGTCACCTGTTGATAATCCTGCATTGCCAATTTGTAAGTTAGAGAAGTTTGCTTTTCCACTACTATAAAACTTAAATCTTGATGTTCCACCAAATGATATATTTAACATACTTGTTGGTGAAGTTGTTAATAATTCATGTTTTATATTACATTCATAGTCATTCGCACTTCCACTATAATATGAAGAAAGTAATAATATAGCAGAATTTTTTAAAGTTGTTGTACCATCTGAAGTAACAGATCGTAATTTAAATTCTCTATCTATTCCATTTCTTACATTTTCAATAAAAAATCTACTACTTTCACCATAAAGAAACGTTGGTTCTCCAGAGCCTCCTCCTGTATATGTATTGCTATAACCTAAACAAGTTATGTATGAACCGTTAATTGTATTATTAACTCCAAATACATAAGAACTTAAACCATTTACTGTACTACCTCCTCCAATAGAAATTGCATCATTTGATGATGTAGTTGCGTTTTTACCAATAACTACACAGTTTGATAGTCCAACTGCTTGATCACCTAAAGCAACTGTATATAAACCTGCTGAAGATAGCGCACCGAGCGCAACGCTTTCCTGATGTGTAGTTGTCGCACTTTCACCTATTGTTACAGATCTACTATTGTAATTAGAAGCTGACTTACCTATGGCAAAACTTCCATCATTGTTTTGTACAAATAATGTATTACCTGCTAAATTCTTAATCAATATAGCTTTTGAAGATGAACTATTATCTGTAGTTTTTATATGTAGATTTGCATCTGTAGTATTTGTATTTATGCCTACTTTATAAACATAAGAAGCACTGCTTCCTAATATTATTTGATTAGTTGCTCCTGTCGTAGCTCCTCTTCCAATAGCATAGGAATGTGCATGAGAAGAAGTTGTTTGAGTACCTAAAGCATATGCATAGTCAGCACTTGATGTAGCTAAATAACCCATAGCATATGCTCCTACGCCACTCGCTGTATTTTCCTGACCTAAAGCAACAGCGTATCCTCCTGATGCAGATGAAGAACTACCTACAACTGTTGCTCTAACAGCTGTATTACAACCTGCTCCTATAACTACTGCATACGTTCCTGTTCCTGAAGAAGATGATCCTAGTACAGTACTACTATTAGTAGCAGTTGTACCATAGCCTAAAGCTATACTTTCATCTCCTGTAGCTGCTCCTCCTCTACCTAAAGAAATAGCTCCTGTATTATGTATTTTCATCATTAAAATAGATGAAGTACTTTCTTCTACTTGTAGAATTGTTGTACCTGTAGATTTAATATGTAATGTTGCAGATGGAGTTGATTTATTTATACCAACAAATCCAGAGTTAGATATTGTTGTTATAGATGTACCATCTGTTTTTTTAAAGTCAGCAATGTTTGTATTTGCTACAACAGCTTTTATCAATAAACTGTTAGTTGCAGATACTGTATCTCCAACAGCTAAGTAACCTGTTGTTAATGATATACCATTAACGCTTTCAGCTAAAAAACCACTATTTGTAAGTGTTGAAGAAGTGTTCCATTTAACTAGCTTATTAGCTGTACCACTTCCACTGATTGTACCAACTAAATTAGAAGCTTTTATATAATAGTTTCCCCACTCACTATCAGTACCAAATCTATCAAGAGGTATTCTGTCATTGCTATCCAATGAAGTAGTTTCTGCTAATTGATGTATTTTTTTACCAGCCATTGTTGTGTTGTTTGGTATTAAGAAAGTAATATAGAGTCATCATCATCGTGAAGTAACTCATTTAAACCTGTAGGTAATGTATCATCTATAATATCTTCATCATCCATACATTGTATACAGTTACAATAGTCAGTTAATTGTTCAAGAGTAGCTTCAAGTTCTGTCTGAGTTAATTGTTCAAGTTCTATAATAGTATCTGGACATTTTAATCCTTCAAGTAATCTTACAGCAGCAATTATTTTATTTAGCTCACAATCAAGGTTGTATTGACCAGATGTTTCTTTATGAATATATTTCACTGCCTTATCAGCTATACAGCATTGATAAAGAGTAAGTCATGTTTACGGAGCTAAGTATGCAGTTAATCCATCTAAGTTAATGTTAAATCCACCTATTTGGAAAGGTTCAGCAGCATCAAGTGTAACCTGATGAGTTATAGAGTTTTGAGTATTAACTAATTCATAAGATAGTACAAGAGTACCGCTCAAAGCGTTTGCTGAGTGTCCATTAGATATAACTATATCAAAAGTTCCTGAACCTCTATTATCTACATTTATAATAGGTATACCGTTTGTAGAGAATGTTCCTGAGTAGTTTATTATAGATACTAAAAGTGTTGCATTAGAATCACCTGTACTATTAGTTACAGTAAATGTATGCGATGCTCCAGCAGCAGCTGATGCACTTTGTGTTGTTATTACACCTTTACGTCTATTAAGAGTAACACCAGTAGTAATACTTGTAGCTTGGGAAACTGCACCAACACTATCGCTTGTATTTTTTAATGTAACATAATCTCCACTTGTAACATTAGCTGTTAAATTTCTTAATTGAGAATGTCCTGTTAAAGTTCCATTAAACAATTCATGGTCTTTAAGTGTTTGCACACCTAATAATCCTGCTGATGTTATATATGCTCTAAAATGTCCGGTGTAAAGTACTTCTTCACTTCCTGAGGAGGAATCTACTCTACGCATACCAATCACTTCTTTAAAATAAGTGTTATCAGGTGTATAACCACCTATAGCGTTAGCAGATTTATTAAATTTTAAATCTCCTGCACTATTTAAATCCACTCCTCCTGAACCTTGATAAGGTACTACTTTACCTGTAGATGCAGCATAATCATTTTCTGTTGTGTATGCTACAAGAGTTAAACCAGTTGTTGTACCTCCTGTATCTGTTGATAAAGGAATAACAGCTGTTCCTCTAAAGGCTACCATTTTATTTAAAATTCTATACTGAGGTCTTGATGCAGATGGTAAATGATCAAATCCACTAAGGTTTGTCCATCCTGTGTCAGTAAGTGTTGTTACATCACCTGCTATATTTATAGTCCATGAACTATATGTACCGCTTCCAACAATTCTATCTACTGTAACATCAAGAGTTGTTCCTGAATAACTTGAAACAACACCTTCCATATAATTTGTAGAGGAGTTCGCCATTCTAACTCTAGCATTAGTGGAGTATGCTAAACCTGACTGTGTAGTAAAGGATTTAGCACCTGTACCTATAGCAACACTTGAAGAAGATGTTGCATAATATCCAGCACCGTTGGCTCCTGCGGCTCCAGCCGCACCTGTAGCACCTGTAGCACCAACATCTCCTGATACTACTATATCCCAATCAGAATATGTTCCTGAACCAACAATTCTTGTTGTATCAATAATGACTGTTGTACCTGATGATGCAGAATTCAGAGTTCCTTCTAAATAATTAGAAGGAGCAGATGCAGCTATTGCTCTAAGTGTTTGTCCTGGAGCAAAGGCTGGAGTTACATTAGTAGTGAATGTTTTTTGAGCTACTGTTATAGCATTGGAGGTAACAGATGATACTGCTACAGGAGGAGCATCTGTTCCTGTTGCTCCTGTAGCACCAGTGGCTCCAGTAGCGCCTGTTGCTCCTGTTGCTCCTGTTGGGCCAATTGCACCTACAGGTAATGTTAAAGAATTTTGACAATCTACACAAGCCATTTTAGTGTGTTTATATTGTTAATATATTATTAATTGCAAGTATCACAATCTTCCAAATCACAAAGAGATGTGACATAGGTAAGTAAAGCATCTGCTTTATTTACTTTACCACATAAAGCAGCATATCTTGCTGCTGATAAAAAAGCATCTATTTTAGAAATACGTTTAAGTTTATCTTCCATACATTCAGCACAATCGTTTACTTCAAGCTCACTTAATTTTTCAAGAAGACACGATTGCACTTCTGTATAAAACATTTGATATACTGAAGTATATGTTGAAAAGTTTATTTGACCATCAGCTGTTGCACCAACTGTACCAGTAACCGTAAAAGTTGTTGTATTTGGACCACTGTTATAAGTTATAGCAGATATTGTCCAAGTAGCGTTATTGTTTGTTGAGCCTGTAATTGTAAATGTATCTCCTGTTGAGAATACACTTGATTTATTACCTGAAACCGTAAAACTTCCTCCAGCTCCTGTTGATACGGCAGTTATGTTGAATTTACCTGTAAGATTATATCTTATAAGATAAATACCATCAGCTATTACCTCATCATCTTCAAAACCTATATCATCATTATTTATTGTAAATGATGCAGAAGCAGAAGATGGAAGAGTTGAATATACGTTTACAGAATATGTAGATGTGCTACCAAAAGCTGTTACTTGTACTGTAGCAGCCGTAACATCTCCTGTGGTAAAATTAGGAGATCCATATCCACCTGTGTTAGTAGTAGCATTATATGCTCCAGTAGCATCTGTTACATCGAATGACTTACCATTATTTGCACTTGTTACTGATATTCTTGCAATTGTAGCCATTAGATTGATTATTAATACGTTAATGTTTTAGTTAGAGTATAAAGTAAATAAGGAGAGTATGTTCTCTCCTTATTATACTATACAATTAGAATAATTAAAGAGTGTATTCTACGAATACATTAAATTTTCCAGCTGTTAAAGCAGCTGTTGCAATTGCAACTTTAATTGCTGCATCAGAAGTAGTTTTAATTGGAAGATATAGTGCAGTAGTTACACCAGTAGCTCCTGAAGCTCCTGCACGTAATACGTGTCCTAAACCTGTACCACTATACGGTAATTGGTTATAGTCAACTGCTCCTTGAATTGTAACACCTCCTGCTGTAACTGCTACTGTAGCAGATCCACCAGAGGTTAGTGCTGTAGTCATATCAATAATTACATCGGTAACAATTGCACCTGTTGGAATAATTTCAGTAATAGCTGGAGTTATTGTTGATACTGCTCCACCATCTACAGAAAAATCATAAGTTGCTTTCGCTACTCTTTTTCTTGTTTTTTCGTTAGCCATTTTTTATTTATATTTTAAATAAGATTAGTAAATTGTTTAGTTGATCATGTCTAAAATGTTAAAATAACCTCACTACTCATTAAGTAGTGAGGTTATAATTTAACTATTAAACTGTAATATTAGCAAAAGTTTTAGGGCAAGAAGCCATCCAAGGATTTAATTGAGCCAACAAATTAGTTGTTTGAGAAGCTCCATCTACCATAAAGATGTGTACTTGAAATTTTGCAGGTTTTGCTCCAGAAATAACACTAACATCTTCTACAAGGTATCCTTCAATTGAGATAACATCGTAGTTTGTTCCACTTGTTGCATCTGAGAAAGGTACAGGTTGTGCAGGAACCGCATTACGTGTAGATAAGAATCCATCATATCCCAATGAGAAATATTCACTCACAGCAGCATGTTCATATGTACCATTTCCTTTAGAAGGAGCAGTTGAATCAGTTACAGTAGTTGTACCAAAGTTACCAAGAGTAACATCAAATGCAACTTTCATGTAAGTGCTGAACATTGGGATAGAGAAGGTAAGAGCTTTACCTGTAATTTTCAATCCCCAAGAAGTGATAGAAGACATTTCATAAGCTGAAACACCACTTGCACTCGATCCTTGGAAAGCGCTATCAAGTACAATAGTTGTACTACCTGATACAGATGCTACAAGATATGCAGGATCTGTAGTAGCGTTACCACCAATTTTTACTACATCACCAGCAACTAAGTTATGTCCAGAACCTGATGCTGTTACAGTGGTAGAACCATTAGTAACAGTAAGTGTACGAGAAGAACCTAAAGCTGTAGCAGTTCCATCACATACACGCTCTACTTTAATATCAGCATTAGATGAAGGATATGGAGCAGTGAATTTTTTAGCAAAGGCAGCCGCAATCTCAGCTTGTGTAGCTGAAGAATCAGATGTATATTCGTTATAGTTAATATTGTTTTGCTCACTCCACATTTCTTTATCATGTTTAAAGTTAATGCGTAGTTGGTAAGTATTGCTATTTAAAGCTTCAATAGAACCTGAAGTTCCATTATAGCCCACATAAGATACTTGTTCAGCAGCAGCAGTGTAAGATTTTCCTTTAAAAGAAGTTACATTGGCTCCTTGAATACGTACAGAACGTTTTACAGTACTTGTAGAAGCAGTTGCTCCAGAGCGTTGTACAATAGTAATAAAATCACTGTCTGATACAGTGTTTCCAGGTGTTAGAGCAGCTCCTGTTTTATCAAGAACAACTACTTCTCCATCAGCCAAAAAGCCTGATGCTGTTGGGTCATAAGCTTGTACACTTGCTGTACGGCTAATTGACTTACCGATTAATGTGTTAAATAATCCGTTAGATAACATTTTGTTTTGTTTTTTTTGTTTTTAATTACCACTAAGGGTTAGTTATTTTTATTTATAAAGTGTTGCAAATATACAACAAATGTTTATTATATCCAAATTAAACTATTAAAAAGTGTACTTTAACTACATCGTTAAGTGCTCCAGATGCTTTACCGTTAAGAATACGTACACTAAAAGAACCTGCTGATACAGCTTCTGCTATAGCTATAGGAGTTCCTGTTTTACCATTAGCATATTCTGTAGTTAAAATAACTACAGAAGTGGTAGCTACAGCTGAGTTAGTTACTACAAAAGGTGATTCTTGAGCACCAGCAGCTGTAGTTAGAGCCACTGTTGTAATTACACCAGCGCTTGCATTAACAGTTACACCGGTGGTAATACTTGTAGCTTGTGTTACAGTTCCTTTAGTTACTGTTGGTGTAGTTGTAGCAAGAGTTGTTATTGTACCTGTAGTTGCTGAAATTGTATTAGCATCTGAAGCAATAGAATTTACACGATCTACAAGTGGATTAAAGTCACCTGCTTTTACAGGTTGATTAGCTAAAGCTCCAATTCCAGGAACAGTCGCCCTGTTTGTGCTTGCTATTGTTGGTACATTTGCCATTTTTTTAAAATATTTGGTTATTGTTAGTTTATTCTTGAGTATTTACAAGTCCTGTAAAACTTTGTGTTCTTGGAGCATTAATATTTTCTAATGCCATCTGAGCAGCTAAGTTTACAATTTCAATATGTGTATGATCTGCCAATTCACAATCTTGATTAGTTGTTGGTGTACTATACACTGTTCCATATCTTATACGTTGAGGTGTTTTTATATATCTCAATCTATAAGTTGTTATAGATGTTCCTTGAGCAAATAATAATTCAAATTGTCCACCTTCATATACAAGTCTTAATACTTTATCTGTATTAGGTTTGTTAAAAGGATCATTAATGGCTCTATTATATCTATCATGTGTAAGAGGTATTACTTCTACAGTTTTACTTTGTGTAACATCATTACAGTCTGTATAACTTATCAGAACTTCTTCCTGAATTGCATGTCTATAATCTGTTGGAAGTGTTACAAATCTTCCATTAGGTTTATTAGCAGATGAGGAGGTAGAAGGACTGGTGGTATAGTTTTTTATAACCTCCCTGATATCATCAGCTCTCTTTTGGGTTTCTTCCAGTCCTTCTCTCCTTGCATTGTTACCATATGCTCTTTGTTCAATAAATTTATCCTGAGCATTGTTCAGAAACACATCTACTTCTTCCGGTAGGAAGTTTGGGTAGTTAAGACTATCTGTTTTATCATAGATAATCTTAAAGTTTGTATGCATTTCTGATACGGTCATTGTCTATCTATTGGTTAATAGATTTTAACTTTTGAATCAATGTTAACAAAACATCTTGATTATGTGGATCTTTTAAATAGTCCACAGTTGCTTCAAGTGTTGGTGCTAATACGTCTCCACCAGTTATAATATATTTACTTCCTGACTTAGTAAGTATTCTATTAGACACTAAATCATCAATTAAAACACGAGTTTCAAATGATGGATCTTCTACAATGCGAAGGAACTCTTCAGGATTTTCTTTAACCTTTTTATATAAGGTTGAAGATATGAAGTCTACTGACATGTCTTTTGTTATTTTACCAGTAGATTTACCTTCTAATTGGGTATATATTTTAAGAACATTTTTCATATCATCTGTTGATAATTTTCCAAATGTCTTCATTGCTTTCATTTCAATATTAGCCTTTACAACTTCCTTTTTAGCATCCTCTTCTACATTTGATAAGAAGAATATTGCTTCAGGACAATCAATCACAGCTGCTTGTGAAGGAGCTACTTTTGACCAATTAATTAAAACTTTATATTCAAGTTCATCTTTTGGATTATCTAAATAATAAGTTTTACCTTCTTTTGGAATACTCATTAAATTATTACCCCAAAAGTCTTTATTATATTTATTTAATGTTCCTGGGGTCATATGCATCAATTTTTCAAGTCTACGTTCATCTTCTTCTGTAAGACCTGTTTTTAATTGGCGAGTTTTAGAATCTGTTTCAGGTTGAAAAAATATTCTTGTTCCTGTGAATCTATACTCACCATCGTGACCTTCCGGTAACCAACCTCTACGTTTAATAGGTTTAACAGTTACTGTCTTTATTCCAACTACACTTTCCTTTACTTCACTTGACATAACTTTATTTATTTAATTTGTTTAATCTTTTTAATTTAAAATTATAAAAATAACTACAGGGATTGTTTACCCTGTAGTTATTAGTTATTTATTAGTTTGAGCTATTGTAAATTAATTCAGCACAACTCATTGGGTTTTTAATCATAATACCCTGAGTAGTAAACATCATTAATTCATAACCATCAACTTTTGATGCAGCACCAGTGTTGAAGCTAGTGTTAGGACCAAAAGGAGTAGTTGAACCAGCAATATGCCACATAAGGTCTTTACGTCCTTTAGGGTATACTTTAGTAATGTTAGGTTCACCTTCAGTTGTACCAAAGTTTAAGATGGTATAACGATAGTTTTCAGTGAAGCCTCCATCAGGATGTGATGTACGATTATCAATAGTATCATTGTATTGAGGAATAGATACTACAGATACTACAATACCTTGAGGACCTTTATAAGATACATATTGACCACCAAATCCTAAGTTTTGACCTGAACCAAATAAACGGCTTGGGTTACCTAGAGGTTGGAATAAAGCAACTTTATTCTCCATTGCTTTATGGAATTGTACCATTCCACGCTCACCAGTTAAAAGTACAAACTCACGTTTGTCTTCTGGAAGAATATTGATAGAAAGGTTCAAAAGAACTTCTGTCAAATAATCAATAGTGAAAGTAGAGTAGTAGAATTTATAAGATGGAGAGATTTGTTCACGAAGACCTGCACCAGACATGATTGGGAATCCGCTTGAACCTTTCATTGAGAAACTTCCGTTAGAATTTTGATTAAAACGGGAGTAAATCAAGTTGTTTTCTTTCTCACGTACCCACTGACAAAGCATTTCCCATTCAGCATATTTAGTCCACATATTAGTACGCTTGTTAGATTTAGGATCTAACATAGAGAATACCATTGGACGATCATGCATGTTTCCAGGAACAGTAAATTCTTTTCCAAGAGTGGAGAAGATGTTACGCATTTTGAAAGGAGAACTGAAACTAGTTGATCCGTAAGTACGGTTAAGTGTACGCTCCTGAATAGAGTAAAGTTTAGATACACGTTTACCAGCAGCTAATTGAGCAGCAGGAACAAATTTAGTGTTATCGTTAGTTACTAACTGTACGGTATATAACCAGTTTACACCATTAGCTTCCGGTTCAGTCATTACACGTACTTGATATTCACGATCATCAAAGATAAGAGTATCTGATAATTGGAAATATTTTTCATCTAATTCAATAGTGAAAAGAGACTGGTTGATACCAGCACGAGTGGTGTCAAGAGCTGTATAGGAAACAATGTTTACTGCTTTCCTGTCATCTCCTTTAAGCATCCATTCATAATCTGCATCAGTATCTAATTCTTTAGTACCGATGTTAGTAAGCAGATAATCAAGCCCTTTGTATTGGTTCATTCCAAATACTCTTGAAATTACATCAGATACAAGTTGTGGCTGACTTGCAAAAATTGCAGCCAAATGATTATCAGTTGTAAGGCCGCTCCAAGATTTTGGAAAATAGACCTGTAGTGGACTGATTGTTTGTGCCATTAGTTAATTGTTTTGGTTAATTGTTTATTGTTAATTATTTATAAATACTGTTTTTTCTTTTTAAGAAGTCGAGAGCACCTTTTATAGTGTTTACATCAACTCTATTTTCATCATCAACTTCACCTCTTGTTGAATAACCAGATTTAGATATTTTAGGTTCTTCATCAATTACAGATGATAGTTTACGAACTGCTTTTGTCTCAGCTTTCTTTTCAATCTTATCAAGATTTGTTCCTAATAAAATAGTAAAAGCTGCTACTTTTAAATCATACTCTGGGTCATCCATTCTTGCTTTCTGAATAGCATTATATGCTTTTCCATCAGCTGTTTTACCCACTGGTTTTAAGATACCATCTATTAATTTCTTTTTAGTATCTTTATTTAATTGTATTCCTAATATTTCAGACTTGGAATTTATAGTATCTTCAATACTTTTAATTCTTGCTTCAAAAGCATCCTTTTGTTGTTTGGCTTTTGTTTTCTCCTGTCTAATCATTTCTTCTTTAGATTCCTTTTCATAAGTTTTCAAGGTTTCTAAAGCATCATTTGCTTCATCTTCTAAGATACCTAAATCTTCAAAACGTTTAAGTTTTGCTGGTATTTTTTCCTTAGGAATACCTTGAGCTTCTAATAAATCTTGTACAAGCTGCTTTTGTAGAATTTCATCCTCTTTTAAAGTTTCTGAGGATATTTTCTCATAAGCATCTATACGTTTATCAGCTTCAAGTATTGAATGAAGAGGAACACCTTCTTTATGTAATTTTACAAGTTCTTCAATTTCAGCAGGAAGTTCTCCTATGCGTTCATTAAATAACTCTTCAGCTCCTTTGGCTATACGTTCAGCTACTTTAGTAGTAAAGTATTCATCTTTATCAGATGATTTTTCAAATTCTTCAGAACTAAAGTCTATAACTCCACTTTCTGCCAAGTTTTCACCAAACACCTTTAAAGCATTTAAAGTTTTAGGTGTTGATGATTCTTTAGCAGAATCTTTATCAGCTTTTATTTCTTTATTATCTGTTTTAGTAGTAGATTTAGCATTATCTTTATCTTCTTCTACTTCCTTAACAGTTTTTTTATTTTCACTATCAATCTTATCAAGATCCTCTATACTATCAATCTCTTGTTCCTGATACTCGCTAAAAGTATCATCATCTCCAGTTTGGTTCTTGGTTTCTTTACCCTTTTCTTTATTTTGGGTTTTAGACTCTGTGGTGTCAACTGTTTTATTAGTTGAGCTATCCATATTACCAAGTTCTTCAATACTTTCAATATTTGGATTAAAGTCTAAAGATTCATTGAATTTTGCCGCGTTCTCCAGCACACTGAGGTTAAAACCTCCTCCATCATTTGTTGGCATAGTTAATTTATGTTTAAATTACAAATATAATTGATTGATAATCAGATTACAATATGCTGTTAATATATAACAGATTGTTTTTATAGCATTATTGAGATTTTTTATATCTATTTTTTATATATCTTTTAGTATAGTCCATCATTTTAGATATTTTATTTTCATAATTTGGATCTGAAGCATATCTTTTATTGTCAAAATTTACATATCCTCCTGGAGATAATAAATCGTCTATTGTCTTTTTACCATTTCTAAGATAGTCTTTAGCAATTAAATTAGAATAATCTAAAGCAGCATCATATACATTTTTATAATGTTTTACTCTACCATCATCATAGTTACCAACATTCCATATATTATTTCTGGATTTAAGTTTAGTACCAAGTTGTGTTTCTTGTTGTCCCTGAGTTAACATAAATTCAGGAGGTATCTCTACACCTGTTAGATTATAAGAATCTTCTACAGCTTTTGTTATAAGATGTTCTCTTCCTTTTAAAGGACTTTTACTAAAACTTTCTCTATTGGTATATATTTTTAACTTATCTGTATACTCTTGTCTGTTAAATTTGTGAGGTTGTTGTTTAGTTATTAAGGATTGTTTAGTAAGAGGTTGTTGTATGATAGGAGGTTGTACAAAAGTATTATCTTGTATGGGAGGAGCAATTTCTTGTTGCAGAATAGTGAGGTTTGGATCTATGGGAGCAGGTTTAACCTTACCACCTTTAGTATACTCCTCTACTTCTGAGTTAAATTGTTTTATCATATCATAGTATGATAATGATGGATTAGTTTTCTTATAAGCCATCATTAATTCAACTCTATCTTTTGCAGGCAACGATCTAAACATTCTCCTTATTTCTTTTTATTTGCAGGTTTAGGTTTCATTTTTGCTACCTTAATTGCAGTATCAGCTTTTAACTTCTCTATCTTTTTTTGAGCTTCAATTTTATCTTTTTCAGTTTTAGCTTTCTTTTCAGTATCTTTTTGTTTTGCCAAAAGTTCTTTTTCTTTGAGGAGAAGTTCTCTTTGCTTAACTTGAAGATCTGAAATATGTTTTTGAGCTTCTCTGTCATTTTTCATTCTTTCTGTTAACATATCTGATTCAAGACGTTGTCTTTCAAGAGCATGATTTGCCAATTCAATTGGATCAGGAATACCGTTATTGTTAGAATCTGTATCAGCAGCTTTAAAGTAATTAGCTATTTCTTGAACCTCTATTTTTGTACGGTTATTCTCATCAGCTATATACTGATCTAAATCTCTATCTTTTTGTTTTTCTTCTAACTCCATTTGTTTAAGCATTTGCTCATGCTCTAATTGTTGTTGTTGAGAAGCTTGTATTTGCTCAGCTCTTTTAGCTTCAGCATTAAGAAGTTTATTTTTAATATCAGCTGTCGATTCACTTGATAAAACATCTATTACTGATGAAAGTTCAACTTTATCATTCTGTATTGCAACTTGCATAAGTTGTTTAATAATATTAAGAGCCTCTTGATCTTTAATAGAGTTAGATACAAATACACCATACTCTGCATTGTTAAACTGGGGTCCATCAACTGAAAAGAATACTGTAGCCATGTCATCTGTGACATACTGTATTTTTTTGGATTTTTGTGACCAGACATGTTTAGCAGCTTCTATAAGTAGTTCTAAAGTTCTTTGTTTAGTATAGTTGTGTATTTGAAACCAGCGTTCTGTAATATTGGATGATTGTATAACAGCTCTTTCTGTATTACCTACAAGTTCTGAAGGTGTAATATCTCCCATTCTTTGATCAGATACTCCTGAAAGTTTTTGAAGTTTTTGTTCAATGAATTGAAGAGTTGTTACTATATGTTGTATGAAATTACCTGTTTCTAAATCTAAAGATTGGTTTCCTGAGTGGGACATGTTTCCGGCAAGTTTACCAGTAGCTTGTCCTTTTTTACCTTCGTTAAAGGAGTTGGTAAATGTTATACCCATTGTTTCAGCATAGTATAACCATTTATCCATTTCCCAACCATCAGGAATAAGAGCCACATCAATAAGAGCTATCTTTCCTTTATTTTTAGAAATTGCTAACTCAAGTCTATACCACATAATTATATATAGGTATATGAATGGAGTAAGTCTATCCATTAAGGATACTGATTGTGAGTTGTTACAGTTATAAACTGTACCGGCATATCCACTTTTACAAGCTGATATATTATCTATTCTACGATACTGTAAACGCTTAGGTTTTATTTCAAGGTACATATCGTTACCTATTTTATAACCTTCCCAATATTCATTTATCCACATCCATTCTACGTGTTCATTTGGATTTTCTTTATCTACTTTAAAATCCTCTGATACAATTGTTTCCAATTGTTCGCCTGTAGTCGGATCTATATATGATAATTTACCAACTTTCTTTTTAGATTTCCATGTAACTTTAAATACTCTAAGATTACCTTTATGATCACTCATTATTGAACGGTGAGCATAACTATCCATAGATATATCTTCTTTTAAGATAATAACATCTGCTGTTTGTAGAAAATTATTATCTCCTTGTGATAACATTCCTTCCAACTGCTCTACCTCAGAAGGTGTTAGTTTATCATAAAATACATCTATGATTTGAGATATGCTCATATATGTATGTTCAACTATAACCTCTGCATCATCTATCATATCTGAATTATGAGGCAGTTGAAAATATAATTCTAAGGGATTAACTCTACGTACACTTGGTTCTCCACCATATGTTTCAACAGCATATATTTCTTCTCCTGCTACAAGAGCATCTTCCCAACCTTTTTGAAACATCATATCAAGATTTAAAGATTTCTTGAGATATGTTAGTATTTTTGTAGCTATAGACTCTCTCATATCCTGATAATTCATTGATGAATATTTTTGTAATTGTTCATCAACTTCAGGATTTTCTTCAGGATTTTCTATATATTTTTGTAAAGTTTGTTGTAATATTTGTAATATTTGTTCTTTTTGCTCTTCTTCTTTTTCAGATATAGCATCATCATTAATTGCACGTACTATAAAACTCATTTGACGTTTGGCTTCTTCTCCAAAAAGTGTTTGAAAAATAGGATTCCAACAATCATATGGTTGCATAGTTGCAGGCCAATTAAGATTGTTTACTTCAATTCCTAAAGGATTAGCAGCATATTCCAAATCTTGTCTATTGAACTTTCCATTCAACAAATCATAATTTTTTTGTTTTCTTGCTCTTGTAGAACGTCTATTACTATCATAGATACCTACAATGTGCAAAGCAGCATCTATACACTGTCTTCTCCAACTATCTGTTTTTTTAGATATTGGTAGTTTTTGACGAGGTAATTGAGCAGCTGTGAAAGTGGATGAATATGTTGAATCACTCATTGGATAGAAGTTTTTGGATAGAAAAAGACCAATTTACAAGTATACTAATTTTTTTCTTAAAAGAAAAGGTAGATTATATTCTTTTGTATTAAAATGGATTTGATCTTATAGCATTATTATGTTTTCTTATTATAGGTTTTTGGAAAAATTTTTGTGAAAAAATATCATCATTCTTTTCAGAAGCTTCTTCTATTCTATGTTTTTTAAGTTGTTGTATAGCATACATTAACATTATTAGAGCAATTATTCTATCGAAGTTTCCATCAGGATGATAGGATATTAGTTCTTGAAGAAGAGGTATAGAACGTATTTTATGAAGTGTTAATATGTCATTATCTGATTCATAAGGTGAACGTAACCAAGCATTTATCAAATCTTCTCCGTGAGCTTTAATACCTGCTGTCATGTGTATACCCTTTTGTCTATTAACTTTAGAATCTTGTATAATATCTTTTATATATTCAGGTTGGTCCATTAAAAGATAAGATTCGTTTTTATTATGAAGATATTGAAATAATCCAGGTATCTGATTTTCATATAAGCATATACCGTTATAATATTTTATAAGTCTTCTTACATTTTCATAATAATCATTCATTGTAGCTGGTCTAGCTGTATATTCAGCTACAAGTCTATTAGTTACTTTGTCATAAACTAAAGTTGAACCTAGAGAAGAAGAGTTTTCAGATTTATCTTGAGCATACGGGTCAACTCCAACTAAATATCTACCATAAGGTGTTTGTCCAACTTCATCAATATAAGGATGTTCAAAGATTACTACACATCCTTCTGAACTATCTTCTTTATCAGTTGGATAGTTGTTTATAGGTTTTAGTTTAGTGTTCAGTTTCCATTCTACTTTACCATCTTCTGTAAGAACTAAATCTCCTATATAATCAGCACCTGTTATTGAGGTGTCTGTTTGTAATTTGGCCAACCTTGCTGATAGATCAGCAGTTGGAAACATGTTTCCTGTCTTTTGAAGAAAGGCTTCTCCAGGATGGATTGGATATTGAGTTAGTGCATCTTGATAATCTTGTTTAGAACCTCCTCTTTTCTTTAATTCTCTAAAATCAAGAATGGATTTTAAGGCTAACTCTTGATTAGAGTTTCCGTCCTTATCAACCATTGATTCACCTTTATATTCACCAAATCTCATTCTGGTTGCCGGTATAAACCATCCGCATTTAGTTCCTACCTTTTCTTCTTCCCATATATTATCAAAAGCTAGAAGATTATATTTTTCAGGATGATAAAACATTTCAGCAAAATCTTTTGTACCTACAGACATATCTCCTCCTGTTCCGTAAACAAGTGGAATACCTATCATATCATCACCATCTTTCCAACAAGGTTCAGATATATTATAAGAACTTATAAGATTTGAAAACTTTCCAGCTTCTTCCCAAAAGAATAAATTAGCTGATTTACCAATTGCAGCAAATGGGTTGTCTTTAAAAGTGAGTGTGAAAATTTCTGAATGGTTACCTTTCCATGTAGTTACTCCATCTTTTGTTTCTTTATATCTTGCTTTTACAAAATCTTTTGTATCAGGATCTCTTTGTTTACGCCATTCAGTATGTTTATCTAAAAAGTTTAAACCGTCTAAAGCCATGTTCATGGTATATTTAGATAGTTCGGAGTTAGATGCTGCTATTATACATTTAGCATCTCTGTAAAAATTATATTCATGTACAGCAAGTCTTGAATTTTTAAATGAAAAACCTGTACGTCTTGGTTTAAGAAGAATTATACCTTTTTTTTCTTTACGTGCTCTTTCAACTATATTAAAGTATTCTAAATCTACATCAGTAAATCTTGCAAACTCTTGTTGCTTACGTCCAGTTTTTTCATTCTTTGCAAGAATTGGTGAGAAGTTTAAATAAAAATAATATGTTCCAGGTATCCAAAATTCTCCATTATGGTAACCTTCCAAACATCTTTTATGTTGCTCCATCCAATACTCACGATGTGCATGAGTACCTGTGGTATATTTACAGTATATACCATCTTTCTGAAACTTTAATGCTTCTTCTCTGAATTTATCTGTACCTACAAGTTTCATTCTTCAAATAATCCTGTGGCTTTATCACCACGTCTTTTAACATTATGTGTATCTGTTTCTTTTTTAACAGCTGCTTCTATATCATCAAAGTTTTTAACTGTTGTAGATATAGATTTAAACATAGCAAGAATTGAATCAGATGTTTCTACTGTAAGAGGTGTATTTTTTAAAAATACTGCAATATCATCTATTTTAGCTTTAGCTGCTTCTAATAATCTTTGCTTTGGTGTACTAAATTCTTCGAATTTAAGAATTGCTTCTTTTACTTCTTTTGAAGGTTTATAGTTTTTATCTAAAAGAACATCTTGAAGTATAGCTTCTTCTTTTTTATCTTCCGGCCAATCACTATATATCGACTTCTTTGAAGCCATGTGATATACATACATTAAATCTTTAAAGGCTTTATCCTTAGTCTTTGACTTATCAGTTTCCCATACTTTTTTGAAAGCTGATATAGTCAAAAACTCAGGTTTAAAAACTACAAGATTATCTTTTAGTTCAAGAGGTTCCATACTTAGGAAGTAGTTATTTTAGGAATTGTACTATTGTATGAATCATTCATTGATAATCTAATACTAACAATTTCAGATTGAAGAAATAACATCCTTGAACGTAATTCATTAAGTTCTGTTTCAAGTTTTAAAAGTCTTATTTCTAAATTTTCCATTTAATTATATTAAATTTTCATTAGATTAGGTTTTTCAGATACTACTCCTATAATATCATACTGTTTAAAGTTAAATAGTTTACGTTTACCTAAAGGTATCATAGTAGGATGTGCCATATGATGCAAAGCTACTTTATCACCTGGTTTTATACCTGTAACTTTTTCGCCAACAGAAATTACTTCAGGATACATTTCTTTATTATCTTCTGCTGTTTTATCTAAAAGTTTAATACCACTATCTGTTTCATCTTTAATCTTTGGATCAACTACAATGTTATCACCAATCGCTGAGTAAGAATACTCTACATTTTTCTCTTCCGTCATTGTTTATTTGTTTTATTTGTTTAGAGGTTTCTCAAGGAGTCGAACCCTGTTATCCTGAGTACAAATCAGGAGCATCTCCACATATGCTTAGAAACCTTATATATAATTAATTATCATTTTATATTTGTTACTTTTGGAGTTTTCATATTCTAAACTTAGAATATTTTCTATATTTATATTCAAATCATGTAGTTTATTATAGTCTCTTATTGTTATCCATACTCTCTCATTTCTCCTCTTAAGGAGGAGAGTCAATATTTTTTCGTTTTCATCTTCTTTTATATTTTTTTCTATATCTATAGAAATTCTTTTAACTTCTTTTAAATTAAAGTTTAACCCCTTATCTAAGGGTAGATAGTTTGATATATGTTTATCTTCAGGAAAGATATCTTTATTAATCATTTATGTTCTTTAAATCCTGTATGTATTTTATCAGGAAGAATAAGTTTTTTAATAGTATTATAACTATTTTTTACTCTCATTATTTCCTGATCAATTTTAATAGCGCAAACATTCTTTTGTATTTTACCGTTCTTATCGAATGTTTCTTCTATATATTTAATATCTGAAGTATTAACTAACATCTTTGTTACAATACCTTCTTTTATTAATTTTTGTCTGTTATTTTTAACAGGTGGCGAATAAAGATCTGATAATATATTTAACTCTACTATCATTATTTAGTAATATTTATGTTATTCAATTCTTCATCTGTTACATTATTCCATAATTTTTTTGGACAAGATGCTCCTTTAGCTTTGATTTTAGCAGGAATAAAACATCCACAAGCTTTACATATATTAGCAGCATTATATCCGCATGGAGCACATATGGTAGCTCTTGTTTCTGCAAAGGTTTTCATTCTCTCATCTTTCCAGACTAAACCTTTCCAACCATCGTATATATTTTTAAGTTTTTGATTTAACATCTGTATTGGTATTTTTAACAGGTCTTCCTCTTCTTCTTTTAGCTAATTCAGGTATTGGTTTTTTAAGTAATTCTTTTTTAAAACCGTGTTTTTTTATATATTTTTCATCTATGTAATTTTTTAGTTTTATATTTGCCCAGAATTTACCGAAGTTTGGTAAAAGTATAGATCTCATTTCTCCTTCTTCTATTACAGATTTTACAAGTTTAAATTGTGTCCATAATATATGTTCAACTTTCTCAGTTGTTGTATTGTTTATATCAGCAACTGATTTGATGAGTTTTCTGATGTATTCGTGTTCAAGGGGTCTTTTCCTAAGTCTTTGTGCCATGTTTCAATTTCTATAACTATAGGTGTATTCATTAAGTTAGAGACTATTATACGTATATCAACAGTTGGATGATTTTTAGTAAAAAGATTTTTATATTTTGAAAAAAGTTGTATCGCATTTACAGCATCCTCTAAATTAGAGTACTCGTATTTATAATATCTATAACCGTTATTAAATTTCACACTATAGTTCATATTTTCCAAAGAAAAGATATTTAAAGGGGTTTGTTAATAATCTAATTAGTCTATATTTAAATGTATTAGTTGATACTACTTCAAAATTAGGTGTATTGTTCATATGTTTTAATATTTAGCTGTTTTAAATGCTTGATGTAATGCTTTTGCCATGTTATCTACAAATACTTCATCTTCGTAAAGTTTATCATATGATAAATGTCCAAGTGATGCATGAACAAGTTCATGGAAAAATGTTTGTTCAACTTGGTCTTGATTTCTTGTCTCAGATGCTTTTTGTATTTTTATAATGTTTGTATCAGGATTATACAATCCTAATACAAACTCTTCTCCATCCTTTACAATTTTTAACTGTTTAACTTTATGAAGTTCTCCAAAGATGTGGAACTGTTTTGGTATAGGTATTATATTCATTGTAATGAGAACTTAAAGCTTATAGTATTTTTAGATTCATCCTTTGAAGGAATGAGGGTGTAGAGTATATTGGATAATGAGTTGTTTTCTGTTAATAGTTTTTTAACTCTTAAAGCACGTTTTATGTTATTAAGATAATCTATTGATATACCCAGATCCCTAGCCATGTTAGCAAATGTTTCAGGAGAATTTAATTTCTTTTGAAATTCTACTTCATGTTTTATTTGAAGATACTTATCTAAAAGATAGATAATTACCATATTCTCTTTATTAGTTGTTTTAAGATATGGAGTAAGAATAGTTAGTTTATAATTTAGAAGTGTTTTAATATCTCCTTTATGTTCTATTGTCATGGAATTTATGTATAAGACAAAGATAATAACAATGTATGTTATTTCCAAATTATTAATTAACTATTTTTATTATATTTTTATCTAATATAATTTATTAGGTTTGAATAAAAAACTATGAAATATTTATAAAAACAAAACCCCAACTTTAGGGGGTTGGGGATGTTTATGTTATCTCAATACTTCAGGGGGTTGTATGTACGGGGAAGTAGGATAACATTTTATATGAATGTTTGGGGTTTATGTAAGATCTATACTCGATAGTATCTTACAGGTTGTTTTCCCCACATCAACCACCAACATTAGATGATAATAGTTGGATTACTGACTTTAAAGCTCAGAGAGCAAACTTATAGTGTCAGCTACTTGTTCGAGTAACCTAAACTGGTTATATCAAAGAACTATTACAAATATAGTAGTTTGATTCTTAAAAGTCAAGTAAAATGTTACTTTTTATTACTTTTATTTATTATTTTTTGATAAGTAAGAGTTTGTTATAGAACAGATTAAATGTTTTATTCCACACTAATCCATAAAGTATTAGAAGGGATGGTAGTAGGATTAATGGATGGATTGTGGGTATGGTTAATGGGATAATGGATGTTAAGGATAGAGCTAATAGTATGGATATTATTGATAGGGATTTAAATATGTGCCAGGCATCTGAAAGTGCATCTATAGTATTTATGTTAGTATCACCTATTTTTTTATGTATATATGTTTTTTTACCAGTATTGTAGTCTGTAAGTATATTGTATTTATTTTCCCAAGATATAGAGGGGTCCCAAAACTGTCTATCTTTTAGTTTAAATACAGAGCTATCGTAATGATGTGTTAGAGTGTCCATAACTGCGTTACATGCAGCTGCAACTACTACAAGTAGTAGGGGTAATAAGTTGTATATAATATCAACTATCATGTTAGTTGAGATTAGGGTTAGTTGCAGACAGATTCTGTAGTCTCCTAAAGTTTAGGAATCTTGATATCCAAAACATAAAAGGAGCTGCTATACAACATGATATACCCAAAAGAACAAATATAGCTTCAAATACTGAACATTCTTTTATTGCATCAATAATGTCAGGAGTAGATCCAAAAGATGCTATAATACACAATATCTGTACTATATGACTAAGTATTCCAAATCTTAGTTCACCTCTTTGTTCTTTTTTAAGAAGAAATTTTAAAAATTCTTTCATGTTTTGTTATGTTATGTAATTTTTAACTATTAGATACACTATACCCCTTAGGGGGGTATTCCCTTATGCCAGTTTTAGTTAGTTTAATTGATTGTAGCCGTTCGTCTGTTCATTAGCTTTTCTGGGTCTGAACTTCACCTGCGTGGATACTTACTCCTTGTTAATTCAAGAGGGTTACTTATTCCTGTATCCACCCTACAATCTTTCAATCTAACCAGTTTTTATCACTATTGGGGCTATCTGGTTTAACTCTTTTCGCCAACATTAAAGTATTTGTATTTATATTTTTACTTTAGTGGTTACTCATACAACCCAACTTCTAAAAGGGGACTCATCTATAGTTAGATGTCTTACCTCTGATATGCTATAAAGTATATTCTGCATAATGATAAGTACAAATATAAGTAAATAAAATGTAAAAAGCAAGAAAAATGTTATTTAGTTTTTGTGGAGAGTGTTGGTTGGTGAATTGAGCAATGTTTAGGGAATATGATATTTTTAGGTAGATTGTATAGTTTTTAGACCCCTTTAAAATAGCATTATTAAATTTTAAAATTTAAAAAATTTTTTAAAAATTTAAAAAAAATGGTATATGAGTGGTGAGGTGATCCACCCCATATCATCACCCCCACATAGCTTTGGGCAGGGGAAGATACCCAGGCTAAAGTATTAACCACAAAAAACTTAACTTATGAAAACTACAGTATGTAAATTATCTGAATCTGGAAAGACAATTCTTGTTGGACACAAATCTAACAAATATGCAATTGGTTATACATTTGCATGGTGTGCTAATCCAGATAACTTGAAAGTTGGTGATGAAGTAAAAGACTTTTCACCAATTGGTAGAGAAGGATGTGTTGATGCAGAAGGTAATCCTTTAATACATAGTGACGGAAGTCCTGTAATGCGCTGGATATTTTAGTTAAGTGGGGAGAAATCCCCATTTTTTATACTTTTTGAATAAACTAATGATTGAAAAATGATGATATAACTTGTTGATAAAGAAGATGTTAGAGTGTGGTATTACCACTACACCTAACAAATCACACTTTTCCCTAACATTAAATATTACAAATCATCACCTTTTATATAGCAGTTTTAACAAATAAAACCGCAAACCAATATATAAAAACCTGTACTTAACTTGAATGTTATGTTCTCACAACAGTGGTTAAAGCTGTTATCTTTTTAACCAAATTAGTAACAATCTAACACTACAAAACTATGGAATCTTATACATTCACAAATAACGGAACATTATACACAATATATTATTAAACAAACAGCCGATAATTCAGGGCTTTATACTGAATTTATTTTGTGGTTAACCCATTAGTTTAAAAGCTGATGGGTTTTTAATGCAGCTGTACTAACACTACAAGAGTCACAAGCCTCTAATAACTTTATGAGTTATATGCAGAGTGAAATAAGCCATATATTATATAAACACAATTAAAAATCAACTAAACAATTAATTAAAAAACAAATCACTATGAAAACTGTAAAATTAATGTCTATAACAGACGTAAAAACTGAAAAACAAAGAACTGATGGTAAAAAAAGTCGTCAATACTATGTTGCTGAATTTGGCAATCCTTCTAATCCTTTTGCACCAAGTGTAAAAAGAACATTCTTCCAGGCACATAACGCTGATGGAAGTACTACATGGAAAGGTGCTAATCCATCAACAGTTAGTGCTGCTATCGGAAAAGAAATTCCAGGATCTATCATCAACATGAAAGTTGAAAAATATCCTGTACTTCTTGCTGATGGTACACAACAAAAACGTAAAGATGGCTCACTTGTATTTGCAGACAATGTAACAATTGTATGCTTTGAAGGTGAAAATGCAGAAGCTATTGTTCGTGCAAATGGTAAAACACCAATTAATGCACAAACAACAGTATCTGTATCAACTGAAAGTGCTCTTTTAGTATAAAAACAACAATAATATATGGCTATAATCCTCTAACCTAATAAGTTAGAGGATTTATTAATGTACCATAAACTCATTCCTAAGGTGAGACATTTATAATAATTAAACAACCTACAATTAATTATTATAAATGAGTACAGAAGGATAAAATAACCATTAAATAAAAAATAAAACTACAAAACTATGAAAAACTTAGAAATTAACACAAAAACAACAATCTACGCAACATTATTTATATTAACATATGCAATAATAGTATTCAACATATAATAAAAAATAAAATGAATAAATTAATCTATTCTATATCAGGTACACTATCATGTGTACTTGATATATTTATCCAACTAATACTAACATTAATCTTTAAAACTAAAGACTTATGGATAAAATTAAAGAATACTGTCTTGTATATATACAAAATGGTATTATACAAGAAACAATCATAAGAGGTTCAGCCTCATTATGTGCATGGAAAAAACATGAATTACAGAAACAACCAAATTACAAAACAGGGTTACTACAAATAAGAAGTTATAATGGATTATTATATGGCCCTAAAATACTAACTAACAAATAATGTTATGAATAACCACAATCACAATATGTTATTTGCTCCAGTAGTTCAAAGATATTTATCTATTAGAGCTAAAAAAGATTCGGAAGAATCAAATAAAGGAACACCTTATGATGCGATTAATTCAATACCTGTAATATTTGTATTTACACCATTCTACTATAAAACTAATTGTAGTATATGGATACATTCTGATTTATTATACCAATTATATAGAAAAGATATATGTTTATCAGATACAGATATACAAGTAAATGAAAAAATTGATTCGTGGAATCATAAAATATATTCAAGTAATTAATTATAAATATATCAAAACTATGAAAGATAAAAACTTTAAAGAAAGATTAAAAGAACTTATATGGTTTGCTCTTTTATCATTAATATTATTAACATTTTGTTTAACAGGTTGTACTAAAGAACAACCTCCTGCACCAACAGTATATAGCAGTAATGGCAACACCAATCCTCCAAGTCCACTGCTTGGTAAATATAAACTGATACAAACTAACAGTTCTTGTCCATTAAATTCTATATTACAAATAAGTATTATAAACAACCAAGCCACTTTAGTTTATTTAGATTGTTCAAATATAATAAATTTACAAACCACTCTATCAGGATACGATCTATATACTCAACAGATAGACCCTAATTATGGAGGAACAACTAAAATAACATGTAGCGGAAAACTTGTAAACGATATACTTACAATAAACTATATATCAGGTGCTGGAGGACAGTTTAATATAAAAAATATATATCAAAAACAATAAATTATTAATGTGTATTATTAGATATAGCTAACATCTTCACAAATAGTATATCTTTTAGTACATATTATTACTATTTTTTATAACAATTTAATAAATCTCAAAACCACAAGTAATAATGAAAACATATAATAAATATCAAAATTTAGAATCTACATTTATTAATAGAAGAATAAAAACTGTTGATAATTTAATATCTAAAATATCAATTCTTAATGATACAATTAAAAAACAAAAAACCAGAGATTATTATAAAGAGATTCAAAAAAAGAAGAATGAAACAATGAAATATTTTGAAGATATTAAAAGGAGAAAAGAAGAAACCTTAGAGTATTATAAAACAAAATATAAAAATAAATTAAAATAAGCAATTATGAAAATAGACATTAATGGAGTTTCGATAACTCTAACACAACAACAATTGAATGAAATTTCAAGACAAACATCTAATAAATTAACTGTTAATAATATAAACTATGAATCAGCTAAAAAATTATTAGAAGATTATAATGTTAATCCAAATCCTAAAGGATTTTATAATGATAAACTATTAGAAATTATTACTATCATAAAAGCTGTAAATTTTATTGATAACGATTATAAAGAATGGATTCCATATTTTAATACTAATAGTTTTAAATATTATCCTTGGTTTGAAAAAAAAGGCTCAGTTTGGGCTTTCGGCTATGTGGATGATCAGACTTACGGTTCTTTCTGTTCGGTGGGTTTTTGCTTTAAAAAAGAAAATTCAGCTGAAATAATTGCAAATAGATTTATAAATGATTATAATGAAATATTAGGTTAATACTTAAACTCAATTTGATTTTTCATAAAAAGTAAATCTATTAAAGAATTAGAATCTTTACTTAAAAAACATTTAAAACATTGCTAGTTGAATAATTATTGGTGTATGGGTATAATGAAAGGACTGAGATTAAACTCGTAATCTCCTCCGTAATTTCTTGGAGAGAGTAAGCAACCTTTGATGACTAAGGGTTCACCTAAACATACTTCCTAATATTTTACTTCTTGATAAGAATAATATTCTATAACTGAATACTTATAAGAGTAAATAAAACTGGCAATACTATTTGGTAGTAAAATTACAGAAGTATTATACAAGTTATATCTGCGTTATTAGGAGAGCAATCTTACTAGACAATATTGATAAATTACTGCTGTTGCTAATGTAGATTAAGTCCAACAATAGAGTTGGATTAGAAAATAACGAGCCTACTAGTGCTATGTCTGAAGACAATAAAAAGTATAAGCTACCAATATTTTATTAACCAAGTTGCTAATGTATTAAAGAAGGGACTTATGTTGTTAAAAGCGTAAAAGGTTCTGATCCATGTAAACCAGTATTTGATAGAAATATTAACGAGGGATAGTTAGGTGAGTTCTGGCTATCACATGAAACCACTCATAGCTTCTATTAACAAAGTTATTAAGGTTGAACACGCTTGGTTATACTTATTGGTAATTATTATACAGAGTTGCTATTCTTAATAGATACACTTGGTTGAATAAGTGTAGCCCAAATCCTACAGAAGATGAAGTAATTTAATAAATAAGTTTGAAACACAACTTAACATTAAATGAGGTAACATCCTTATGATTTACATATAGCAGTTCAAAGCTCTAATTTCTGTAATAATAAGGCTTAGGTGTTAATCAACCACACAAGCTAGAATGTATAATAATTACCATAACTTATTAAACAACTGTTGCTTAACACTAAATAGTAACAAGGTTTGTAGGAAGCAGTGCAAAGCTGTCCTGTTACAACACAGTCTAAGATGTGTTTGATTTAGGTTGAGGTATTTGAAGGACATGAGTACGTATACGGAAGGAATGTGAAGAATACTCCACTTAGAGGACAACAGTTGTTTATATTATTTGGTTTAGTCCAATTTACAGGTGTAAAAAATCTAGTATTAACTCTAATTGTAAGCTTAATTAGAATTTAATAATAGGCTAAGGGTTGTAACCTTACTAAACCACAAGGTCAGGTGGCGGAATGTAGACGCTGAAACGTGAGGCTGTACCAGAAATGGTGTATAAACCAGCATTGTAGGTTCAAGTCCTACCCTGACCACAAATTAATTATTAACTAATTCTAAAACTAATAACATGAATAAAATACCAACAGCAGAAGAATTTTTAAAGAATAAGGATTACAATATGTCTGATGATGGACAATTATATGATGGTTTGCTTACCGATAATGTAATTAAAGATATGATTGAATTTGCTAAACTTCATGTTAAAGCAGCAATTAAAGAATGTATAGAATCTGCGCCTTCTGGTTCTTCTACTGATACTGTATCTTATGAAGATGTAGTTGACGCGTTGAAAAATTGTTATCCATTAACTAATATTAAATAATATGAATACGCCAGTAAAATTTGAAGTAGCAAAGTCGCTAAAAGAAAAAGGATTTGGTAAACAGAGTAATAAATATTATGTTCAAGTATTTAAAGATACATTCAAATTAACACATCATAGAATGTGGGAAATGGATGAAGAAAGTGGTTTTCAAAATACTTCACATTATCCTGCACCAACCATTGCGGAAGTAGTAATGTGGTTGTATGAGAAACATGGGATTTGGATTAGTGTAACTTGTAACACAATTGCTAATGGTATTTCTAAATTCCATTTTAGTGTAACATTTATAAAAGATTTAGCCGATGAAAGAAATTATGATGGTAATAACAAACCTAAATATGGTTCTCCAACAGAAGCCTATGAAGCAGCAATTGAATACACATTAACTAAACTGATTTAATACTAATAATTCTAAAACTAAAAACTATGGAAAAATCAAAAGAACAATTAATTGAGTATTACACTTGGTGTATTATAAATAATGTAATACCATATCATTAAAAACCTTATCAACCTGTCTAAAAGCAGGAAACTTGTAAACACTAAGCCTATTGAACTTAGTGGACTGGAGGGAAACCGTTGATGGTCATTACGAGTGTTTTGATAGGCAGTTAGTAGGTACTCTGCTTCTTTAATGAGTGAGCCAAAATAAGTCCGAGCATAAATAAGGCACTACTAACTGTTAAAAACTTTGATAAAATGAAAAAAATAAAAAAGAACTCAATAAAAGAAAGAGCTAAAAGAATACCAAAGCATATTAAAGCTGCTTTACAATATGAATTAGATAAGTTGGATAATAAAGTTACATCAAGCGTTATAGATGCTTTTATAGCTGGTTATAAATATGCTCAAGAAGAAATTAAACTTAAAACTAAATGAGAAAAGCAGAAATACTCAAAGGATATACAATAACTAAGCTAGATGATGTTACTGTATTTATTAAAAGTAAAGATTTTGACTTTAGTTATACTGTTGCTAACAGTTTAGTTAAAGAGGAATTTAAAGATCAGTATAAATATTTTGGAGGATTGCAGTGTAATTATAATGAATCTTCTGTAGAATATAAGCAATTAGAAAAATGGCTATGTGAGATAGCTGAAATGATATTAGGATATTAACTTAAAACTAAAACAACATGACAATCTTTGTATTAATAATATCTACTATATTATGGTTCTTAGTTTATAGGTTAACTATTATATTAGGACATAGGAGAGCTAAATTATTTGCTCTATGGATAGCTAATAACGCACAACCCTTAGCTCCTAATATAGGAAGAGAATGGTCTATAATTGAAAGAAAAGAGTATTCTAAAGAAGTAAAGAAAAGAGTAACAGCAGAAGAATTATATGAATTATTTTTAAAAGATCTAAAAAAATAAATAAAATTATGAGTATAACAAAAGTAGTAGATTTTTCATCTCATAGACTTGAAAATGAGTCATTTGATGAATATAAAGAAAGAAGAAAGATAATTGGTAAATTATTAAAAATAAAGAAAAAAGGAGATTTGGTTTATTCTCCTAAAGAACTTGTACAATTACCTGAGATTGTTAATGGTCAAGTTATGAAAGATGAAAATGGTAATATTAAATATACAGATAAAAAGATTAAAATAGGATCTTATGTAAAAAAAATATTTGGTGAAATGAATAACTTTATCAAATTATCTAAATCTCAGAATAAATAAAAAGAATCTTAAAATGATAACTAGAGAAGATGCTATTGATATATCTAAATTATCTCAAAAACAAACTTTGACATTTGAGCAAGCAAGTTCTTTGATAGTTAGATATATTTATGATATGAGAGAAATAGATATTGTTGGTATAAATAAGCCAGATAATGATATAAGGGTACATTTGTTTAATATTGCCGTTAATGCAAGTATTAATTATTATTTAACTTTAGACAATAAATGAAAAAAGATGACAAATCATCTGTTTTGGAATTTGAAAAAAACTTTAAAATATGCAGATAGATAAATTATTAAACCAATGGTTAGATTTTTCAAAAGTATCGTAGATACACGCTGTGAGCGTTGGAAGTGGGTGGAAAAATAGCGTGTATGTGCTGTTAGCACCAGTTAAAGTGCGTTGGAATTAATAACTAAATATAAAAAAATGGAAGAAAACAAACAATTTAGAATCGGCTTTGGAGCATTAGTGCCACCGATTGCGAAACAATTAAAAGAACAGGGTTTTAAATTTGATGCAGAAGAAGTAAAGCATTTTGAAAAATTAAGAGAAAGCATTACTTACTTACAATTTGCTGGCTTGATAAATGATAAGGCAAGAGAAAAAGCCGTTCAAAAATTGTTTACCAAAATAAGACAGCACGTTATGAAAAAGAACAAGCTAAAAATAGCGCCTAAACCGAGCGTTGGTTAATTGGTGCTAACGTTTTGCAGCTTGGCGTTTGGTTTTTGGCTTACCGAAATGTTCAAGTTACCTATAAACTAAATAGCCAAAAACTGACGCTAAGGTGCTGTTATAGCCAGTAGCGGATTAATTAGTAGAAACTTAATTTTAAAAACAAATACAATGGCAGAATTTAAAGACTTAGTAGGTAAAACACTTACCGAAATCAAAAACAATGGCGATGAATTAATTTTTATCGTTGATGATGGAACACAATACAAAATGTATCACGGACAAAATTGCTGTGAAAGTGTTTCGATTGAAGATATTAACGGTGACTTAAACGACTTGATTGGAACACCAATCTTAAAAGCAGAAGAAGTTTCAAACTATGAACCAACTTCGGAAGAAGACATTAAGCGAACAAAAGAAGCAAATGATTGGGGTTCTTGTACGTGGACATTTTATAAAATAGCAACGATAAAAGGCTATGTAGATATTCGTTGGTTTGGTGAATCAAATGGTTGTTATTCGGAAAGTGTTGACTTCATACAAGTCGGTGTTGACCGAGAATGGTAGCTATTGGCTATAACGGTTCGGGTATTAGCGATGTGGCGGAATTACAGCAACACAGCCGATACGAAGAACCGCAGTTGATAAAAGAACAAATGTTTAACCGAAGCACGTTAGCCGCCATATAGCTAATACCTTGTTAGCGGCTGCCCTTCTTCACAAATCAAAATAAAATGAACATACACATTCCAAGCGAACAGAGATTAAGAGTAAGCACTAATGGCGACAGAGTTTTTGTAGACGCAAGTTCAGCACCATTTCAAGAGTGCCTTACTGTTGAGTTTTACAGCTTTCAAAAGCAAATCATTAAGTCAAAAAATGGAACGTTTAAAATGTTTGTCTTTCAAAAAGACCAAGACATTACCGATTTTGATTTTGGCTTTTGGTCAGATGCTGAAACTGTGTGGCAGTCTTTTTAGGGTTGCCGCTAACGTTACGCAAATAGGCTTAGGTTTTTAAACTTTAACGAAATGGAAATGATATTAGAAGCAGTTAAAATGGTAGCGGTAAACTTTGCGGAGTGGCTACAAAAAAACGAATGGGTAAAGCGACTTAAAACGCACCCGAAACACGTAGGCAAATATTGGTCAAATATTACTTGTGAGTATAAGACTATTGAGGAGCTTTACGAAATGTTTAGAATTGAGGAGCAGAAACGGCTTAATAGTTTAAAAACTTGAGCCTATTTGCTGTTATAAGTAAGCGATAGCGACCCGATAGGGTTACTTATAACGGGATGGGGCTTTAAGAAGTAAACTAAAATTATTCATTATGAAAAAAGGAAGATTAACAATAGCATACAAGCAATGTAAGGCATATACAACACATTGTCAGTTGCATGGCGAACCAACAGAACACGAAGCATCTACGCACATTAAATTTAATATTGATGGAGGCAAAGTAACGCATAGATATATTTTCGCCAATGCAACTGAAACTGATATACTATCATACATTAGTTCAATAGGAATAAATTATACTGAATATGACTATCAATTTATGGCATGGGATAATTTTAGTTTATTTATTAAAGCCCCTGTTATGCTCTCGTTGCCGAGCGAATTGAAAGATATTCTTAATTGCATAATGACATATACAAGTGAAGGGAATAGTGAACAGGATGCAAAGTACCTCGAAGTAATACAAACTGATTTAGTAATGTATTTTAAGCGAGGCAATGGAGCATAACGGCCTCGTGATTGGCGGCAGGCCGTTAGCAGGTAGCCAACGTGAAAGGCTTGCGCCAATTACGTGTTAAATGTAGTGCCTTTGGTGGCATTTTAAAACTAAAAAAAACTAATATGACAAAACAATTTAATACTCGTGATTTTTTAAACTGGATTACAAATAATTCGATACACGAAATTAACCAAATAGGATGTATTGTTGATAAAGATGGCTCAACATTTACCGTTATTTATAATGAGAAACAAGCTCAAGCTGATTATTTTGAAAAATACCAATTTGAGTGTAAAATAAAAAATGAACTTTTAGTGTTATTAAAAAAAGTTCATCAACACGCACTCTATAAAATATCAGAAGAAGACGATAGACCAACTCATTTGCCTTATGAAATGTTTGACGAAGTTGAAAATATGATAAAAGCGTGCGAGGGCTAAGGCATTACATTTAACGTTTTGCAGCTAAACGCTGCGGAGCGTAGCGGAGTTGCGTTTTAGGTGCTGTTAGCGGTAACGAAGTGGCGTTGCCTGAAATTTATTTAGGACAACCTTTTAAATTAGCAGGTAAGCAGTATTTGGCTTCATCCGATAATAATGGCAATAACATACAATATTCAGAAATTTTAGGCAATGACCGCTAACGGTTTGCAAATAGGCTTAGTAAATTAATTTTATACAAATGAAAAAACACGAGAGCAAAATATTAGACGATTTTTTTAAAATAAAAGATAAAGTTGCTTATGAAAAAACTTTAGCAAAAATGACTATTGCTAAGAAGATTAGTGAAGGAATGGCAAAAAATAAGATAGGTAAAAAAGAATTAGCATTAAAAATGAAACAACAACCCTCTGTTATTACTAAGTGGTTAAGTGGAGGACATAATTTTACAGTAGATACTTTGATTGAATTACAAAATGAACTACGAATAAAATTAATTTATTGATCCTATTTGCTGTTATGCGGTCGTTTTAATGCCGCATAACGGGTTGCGGCCTTGCGATAGTTAGGTTGCATCCATAAAAATATTAACAGCAACCTAATTGCGCAAGGGTGCTGTTATGTATCAGTAAAATGCGCCAAACTAAAACTTAATGAATATGAAAAAACTTTGGGGATACCGATTTTACATTTTGGCAATTTTAGGACAAATATTGATTTGGTTTAACATTACAGATACTTGGCACAACAACACGCATTTCGCATTATTGCTAATTGGAATGGTAATATCATTTACAGCAGTAACGCTTCAACTTGTTATAGCACCAAATTTTGATGCAAAATGCCCCGATTGTAATGCAGATTTGAATTGCCAAAATGGAAAAATTACATTTAAGAAGCACTCAACCTGATGGCGCATTTTATTGTACATAACAGGTGATAAGCGTATGTTTACTTAATGAAAAATATAACTAAATTAAAAAAAATGTATAAAAAGGTTTGGATATATGATTTAGAAACATTGAATATTTTTACAGCTACTTTTGTAGATAGAGATAGTGATGATAAAAAGATATTTGTGATTAGTTCATTAAAAGATGAAAGATTAGAAATGTTTACATTTTTAGAAAATGAAGTTTCTGGACTAATAGGTTATAATTGTTTACACTTTGATTCTCAAATATTAGAATATATGTTTCGTTATCCTAAATGTACGGTTGAAGAAATAAGAAATTACGCTCAAATTATAACTTCAGAGGATAGAAAATCAGATGTTCCTGAATGGAAACTTAAAATACCACATTTAGACTTATTTAGAGCTTTGAGTTTAAGTACTAAGGCTAAAAGAGTTGGATTAAAATGGTGTGAATTTCAAACGGATTTTCCAAATATTGAGGATATACCATCTCAGGGAGAAGGTGATAATTGGGAAGAAATGGTTTTATCTTACAATTTAAATGATGTTTTAGCTACAAAAAGTCTTTATCAAAAGTATTACCATGAAATAGATCTTAGAAAGAAATTAACAGATAGAGAAGGTATAAACTTATTGAATTGTACAGAACCTGATTTAGCGAAAAGATTATTTAGTAAATATCTTAGTAGAGCTATGGGTATAAGTGAATCTGATCTAAGAAGTATGGGTACTAAAAGAGATATTGTTAGTGTAAAAGATATAATATTTCCATATGTTAATTTTAAAACTCAAAAATTTCAACTTCTCAAAAAATCTTATGAAGATTTGATAATAACTGAAACAAGTAAACCTGAATTTATAATAAAACATTCAGGTATAGATATAGTTTATGGTTTGGGCGGTGTACATGCTTCACCAAATAATGCAATTATTGAAAGTGATGAAAAATATATTATAAAATCTTTAGATTTTGTATCATGGTATCCAAATCTTGCTATAAGAAATAATATTTGTGCAGAACATTTACCAAAGGATGTTTTTTTAAATTTATATGAAGGATTCTTTAATGAAAGAAAGTCTATACCAAAATCTGATCCAAGAAATTATATTTTAAAAATTTTGCTTAATAGTAGTTATGGTTAACTAAAAAAATATTTGGATTTCTAAGCAAAAATACTTATCTTAGATGTATTGAGTACAATCTTAATATATTTAATATGACAATTTACATTAGAGATTTAGAAAAACTAAACAAAAAAGGTGTTTATGCAATAGTAAATACCATTACTAAAAAAGTTTATATAGGATCTACTAACAAATCTTTTAAAAATAGATTAATGTTTCACATTAATGGTTTAAAAAAGAATTCTCACGAAAATAAATATTTACAAAATGCGTATAATAAATATGGAGCAGATAAATTTTATTTTAGAATAATGTTAGTATGTGATAATGTTTTAAAATGGGAACAAAGAGCTTTTGATATTTATAAACCTTTTAACAAAAGAGGTTATAATATAAATATATATTCCTTTAGACCTCCAATTATTACAAATAAAGAAGTTTTTAGCAGAAGATCTAAAACATTTAAAGAAACTATAAACACTGCAATTTCTTATTATTATAGATTAAAAAATAATGATATATTATATCAAGATATACCAAAAAAGTATATAAATATAGTAAATCATTATATGAAATCTGTTCCTTGGAATAAAGGTAAGAAATTGAGTAATGAACATATTGAAAAATTAAAAAATGCTGATAGAATTATGTCAGAAACAGGTCTTTTGAAAAGAAGATCTCGCTTTAAAGAACTTAGGAAAAAAATTTCTGTATATCATAACAACATACTTTTGGGAGTGTATTCAGATGCACAAGAAATAGTTAGATTATCAAAAACAGAAAACTCTGAAATATGGAACAATACTTCTTTATTTAGAAGTAAATCTGGAAAAGAATTAAAACTTCCTAATATTTTTCAATCTTGTAGAAATAGTAAACCGTATAAAGGTTTAGTTTTTAAATATTTTGAGCCGTCTTAAATAGTAATGTTTAAGATTATTAGTGGGTAAAAACGGTGAAGGCTGAAATGCTAATACCGTGCTAACTTTTAAAATTGCGAAAGGTTTAAAAGTAGTGTAACGCATAGTTGGTGAATAAATATAATCCAATCACGAGTATCCACCATCCGTTTATGGATGAAAATATATGCTGGACTTTAGAGAATAAAATTTAAAGAATATAGGGATAAAAAGCCTTATAGATAACAAAACGTTAAGTAATGATAAATATAGTTTTTTAAAAGATAGAAAAGTTACACTTGCTATATGTATAAATGGTCAGCTATTATTATCAATGGTTTTTGAAGATATATTAGAATCCATACCTGATAGTAAACTTATAATGTTAAATACTGATGGTGGTGAAGTTCTTATACCTAAAAAGTATGAAGAATTATATTATTCTATATGTAAGAAATATGAAAAATTGTATAAAATAGAAATGGAGTTTGTAGATTATCAGAAAATGATAATAGCAGATTGCAATAACTATATTGCAATATATACAAATGGTAAAACAAAAACTAAAGGTAAATTTGAATTTAAGGATATACCTTTACATAAAAATAAATCTCATGCTATAATACCATTGGCAGTATATGAATATTTTGTTAACAACAAAAATATAGAAGATACTATTAAAAATCATCAAAATATTTATGATTTTTGTGCAGGTGTTAGAGCTAAAAAGTCAGGAGTAAAGGGTGCATCAAGATATGAATTACATTCTATTAAAAATGGACAATTGTTTAAAGAAAAATTATCTAAGACAGTTAGATATTACATATCTAATAAAGGATATTGGCTATATAAAATATACGAGGATGGAACAATTTCCCATGTTGAAGCCCCTGAAAAAAATAGAAAAGATTGGAAAGTTACTTACTTCAATAAGTATTTTTATGTTAATGATTTTAATGAATATGATATAGATTACTCTTATTATATATCTGAGGCAAGAAAGTGGATAAATGATATAGAGAAAGTAGGACAAATGTCTTTATTTTAACAATATATAAGTAAAATTAAAAACTTTACTTATATATTAGTTAGCAGTTATTTATCATGCAATTTATCATAAAACATTGGGTAATAATATCAGGACTTATTGGGACTGTTCCTATAATTAAAATTTTAATGACAATAAATGAACATAACAAAAGACTTTTTACGGACTATATAAAAATACATCCAGCAGACCTCTTAACAAAGCGTGGACTTTTTATAAATTTCTCTGACGACAAATATAATTTTGAAAAAGTAGTTGAGCTTCTTGACAATCTTGAGTATTGTAGACAACAAGAAATTAAAGCAAGAGGAATTTACTTTGCTAATTACTATTATAGTAAATTACTAAAAATTGGGCAAGAAGTCAAGGAAATAAGAGATAATTTAGATTCAAATTGGTGGACAACAGATCCAAAGACTAGTTTTAAAGATGAAACAGGGGACATTAAGCAAATAGACAGATTAAGTAATGCTTTGTGGGACTTTGTTAAGTGGAAAGATGGTGTATTTTGGTGGTGGACATAAACAACTGCTAACAGCGGTCTTACCCAATGCCGCATATTGACAGATAAATTTTAACACTATGTTATGCGGCACTGGGCAAGTCGGCAAACCGTTATAGCCAATTTATGAAAGACTTTATCATAGACTTTTATGACAAATATCCTATTTGGGTTATAACTACATTATTTACAATTTTAACAACAAATATGTTTTGGAATTACTTAAAGTATAAAAAATACATAGGTGTTTGGTATGAGGACATTTACCATATAGACACTCTTACAGACAGTAGACAAATAAATTGGGACAGAGAAAATTATATTAAAGTAATAAATGGTTTTATTGATATGGGTAGACACTTAGCTTTTCCTATTGGTATATTTACTTTACCCATAAGTATAATAATGTGGTTTAGTTTAAGCAAACTTTATTACAGAAAAAGCATAGGGGAAACTTTGATAGACTCTCAAATGTCAAGTGAGGACTATTATTATAAATATGAAAAAGAATTTAAAATATTCAATTTCTTTTTCCCTTTATTTTATAGGTTAATACATTGGACAAGTAAAGGATCTATATATCATATATTTGATAAGCGGAGGACATAAACTGGCTATAACAGCACATAAAATAAATTGCCACATTGGACAATACTCATTATTGTTAACTTGTGTGGCAACTTATTTTATCTGCAAACCGTTAGCAACTATTTTATGAAAGAGTTTAGAGAGACTATACTTAATCTTATAATATTATTAATTAAAGATAAAATGATGAATTCTGAAAAAAGAAGAGTTATTTGTGATTCCATATTTAAAGCTATTATTGAGACTGAAAGAGTATTGGCTAATAATGGAGAAGTAATTACTTCAAATATAAACATTGCTAAATTATGGGCAGATGCTGGATCTATTATATACAGTTATTATCCAGATAATGAATTAGGGTATTTGCTTTTAAATAAAGCACAAGCATGGTCAAATCCTGAAAGATATTCTAATGATGAAATTTTAAAAATTAAAGATGTTAAAATTAAACTTGATAATTTTATAAAAAATAAAAGTAAGATATTTTGAATAAATGTATTTATGCTTTTATTCATTAATAACTAGTTAGCAACTATTTTATGAATAGTTCAACTTCATTAATAGACTTTTTATTTATAAAACATTGGGAATGGACTATTGGTTTATTCTCAACATTATTTTTAAGACTTATGTATATAAATGCAATCAAATATAGAGATTGCATAGGTATCTATAGACCTGAAATTTATTCTGAATTAGATGTTGACAAACAACTATTAATACAAGCATTAATAAAGACATATAAAATGACAGTTAATAACAGGTTTTTTATTGGACTTGTTAGTTTACCTATGCAAATAGTAATATATTATTTAATAAAAAATTTAAAAGGGATTCATTCATTAGACTTAAATAAAACATTAAGACAATGTGATGGTAATGTTATTATAATACCAATGGACGATCCTTTTATGGATTTTTATTATGATAATGAGAAAAGAATAAAATTAACAAGTAAAATATTTAAAATAATGTATTATTTTATTCACTGGAGTATGGACAAGTCTATATGGTTGAGAAAATAAGATCATTAGCAACTATTTTATGCTGACTTCTTGTAGAAAATATGGAGATTAAATAAAAAAACTTGTGCTAATTTAATAACACAGGATACTTGTACTTTGTTTAATAAGTAGACTACTACTTCAACTTCACTTGAGATTTTGTGTGGCTAAATTTTAGGATTTCTTTTGCAAGTTCAATCCAAAAATTCTTCACATCTAATTTTAAAAGAAAATCTCCCTTCTTTATTAAAATATTAAACATTTATTAAAGGTAGATAGAACAGAGATTATAGAGTAATTCAGTTATCTTTTATTTTTTATAATACTGTATGCTATAATACCAGTTGCAAAATTTACTGCTATTCCAGCAGCAAAAGCACCCCATATTTTACGTTTTTTTATTGAATGTGCGGTGCTTTTATATCCGGTCATATAGAGATTATTATTTAATAATGTATTATCGGGTATATATAAATTCTGCATTTTAGGTGTGGTTGATGAACAAGCTATTGCAGGAATAAGACCAAATGGTAATCCACCCATAGCTATAGTAGTTATAAATGTTCCAACAGCTCCAGTATTTTTCGCAAGGTAATATCTTTCAGCATCTGCTTCACCTTTAGCAAACATATCTATTGAGTTAGTAGATGAAATAACTGTTTCTGTTTTTTTATCTGAGAAAACATCTTTAGTTCCGTTTTCATATTTAATCATAAATACATTTGATTTATTAATTATATATACTATATCTCTTTCTGGTTTTTTATATTTTATTTCATCTACTCCCATTTCTGTTACTTTACAAACAATTTCTTCACCTGTTTTTAATGTTATTAAATCTTGAGATTTAATAATAAATGAAACATAAAGAAATAAGGATAAAAAGAAAATATTTTTCATAGAGTTTGGTTTTTTGTATCTACCAAGACCCTATGTAGATAGTTTATAAAAAATCAGCGTGGGCCTTAATGCTAATCTATAGATTGAGGTGCTTGGAAGACCCACAGTAAATAGAAAAGCCTAAACCCACGCTTTGACGTGAGCATTAGGACTATTTCTTGTTTACTGTTTGAAAATTTCCAAGCTTTCAACCACAAGAGAATAGCTAACGCTATATGAATACTATAACAAATATAAATAAAAAATCCCCTGACTTGTGGACAGGGGACAAAGTAAATAAACTCAAATTTATCTACTACACAGCTACTCTTTAATAGCTTTAACCAAATTTGTCAGTTCTCTAACAAGAGTGATTAATCCAAACATGATTATCCAAATCATTTCTCTAAAAAATTTAAGTTAACTACTTTTTAATCGGCTATTATCTAAAAACAATAGTTAAAATAAATGTAGAGAAATTTTTAGAAAATCGAATAATTACTAGTAATTTATGTATGAGTAACTAATAGGAGGAACGTAAAAAATAAGGAGGTATCTTGCATACATTCTTATTCTTTTAGAAATCGTTTTATGAAAATAATCTGCATTACATGGACAACATTTGCAAATAATTTTGCATTAGTGTTATCTATTGTAGTGGCACTATTAACAATACCAAAGACAATGTTGGAATGGATATGGGCAATTGCCAAACATAACAAATCCGTACTTCGAGAATTTATTACTGTATCTCCCAAAGAGCTAATAACAAAAAATTCTAATCTTTTGACAGAAGAGTGGAATATTGATAAGTTTCAAGTACTTATTGATGAGGTTGATTTATTAACAATAAGTTCGGGTTTTTCTGGCATATTTACAAGAAATAAATGGCAAAAACTTGTAAATCAGCTTGATAAAATTAAAACAAGTTCAACCTATTTACCACGACCCGTGGTAAATGAAAAAGGAATTACAGAAGACGACTGGAGAATAGATTTTTATACGGAAAATAAAGCAGAATTAAATAAATTTTTTAAAATGTATGCAGATTTTTACTCAAGAATAATGAGTAAAAATTCAGGATTATAAAACAGTTGCTAACAACAAATAACCTTAATAAAACAGTGTATATTTAAGTAGTTTTACTAAGGTTATTTGTAGATCGTTAATTTAAACTTAATTTTTATGAAAATACATGAGAACAAGACTAAGGAACAGAATCTTGTTCTTAGTAAATGGAAAGAAAATAATTATAAAGGTTCATGGATAGCAGCTACTTCTTGTGGTAAAACAAGAGTTGGTGTTATTGCTGCTGGAGAATTTATCAGAAGAAATAATAATGAAACTTCGTTGGTAATAGTTCCTACAGAAAATCTTAGAGATAATGAGTGGAAAAATCAATTTGTTACTTGGGGATATGTTAGAGAATTAGAAAAAGTACAAATAGAATGTATACAAACTGTTTATAAATGGGTTGGTAAACATTTTAATACTGTTGTAATTGATGAATCACATTGGTCAATACAGGGAGCAAAATATAGTGATTTTTTGAAAAATAATACTTATGATAGAATATTATGTTTAACAGCTACTCCTCCAGATGATAAAATTATTTTACAATTTATGCAAAGTGTTGCTCCTATAATTCATACAACAAATACACAAAGAGCTTTAGAACTTGGTTTAATAAGTCCTTTTATAATCTATAATATTCCTGTAGAATTTACATCGGAGGAACAAAAGTCCTATAATCAAATAAATAGTAATTATTCTTTTTATGAAAGACAGTTAGGTGGACAATATGTTGCTTTTACAAATGCTTCTAAATATTTGAGATTCAAGAATATAGGAAAAAGTGGTGAAAATATATGTGTTTTTACTCCAGAAAATAGAGTTATTTATAGAAGTGAAATTAACGGTATAAATATTAGTTCTGAATATACTAGATCTTTAACTGATTTGGAACTTTCCCAATTTAGAGATAAAATTGAATATTCCTCTAAGTTTTGGAGATGTATGCGTGAACGTAAAAACCTGTGCTACAATGCTTTTAATAAAATATCATTAGTTAAGCAAATATTAGATAAGTTTCCTGAGAGGAGAAGTATAGTATTTAGTGAAAGTGTAAAAACAGCTAATGAAATAGCTCAAGCTGTTGGTAATGAATGTATTGTTTTTCATTCTAAAATGTCTCAAAATGATCGCAAAACCTCTTTATCTGAGTTTTCTTCAGGTTCTAAACGTATAATAAGTGCTGTTAAAGCTTTAAATGAAGGTATGGATGTACCGGAATGTAGTTTAGGTATATGTCATAGTGGAACAGGTAAACTAAGACCTTCTATACAACGTAGAGGACGTTCTTTAAGACTTGTTGAAGGTAAGATAGCATTATATATTAATATATATGTTAAGAATACACAAGAGGAAAAATGGGTAAAATCAAGAGATAAAGATGTTAAAGATAATGTACATTGGATTGAATCTATAAATGATCTAAAAATTTAAAAAAAATAAATTCTTAAATTATGCAAAATTCTCAAATTTTATATCCTTTTCAAATAGATTTGGTTAAAGAATTATATGGTTCAGACATGTCTTCTGAACAATTGTTAGAATATATTAATATAGAGTTTGATTGTAATTATACATTAAATGATCTATATTTGTGTATAGAAGAACAAGAAAAAGAAGATTTAGAAATACAATTCAAAAATTTAGGTTTAATTTAAAAAAATTATGGATAATAGCATGATTTATAATAGTGGGGGAGACATTGGTTACTCTCCTACTATTATTATAACAAATGTAGAATGTGATGAATGTGATGGAATAGGAATGATAAATGGTAGAACAGAAGAAGATTGTGAACTAATTGATTGTGAAAAATGTAATGGTTCAGGTAAAATAGAAATTGAAGAATATTATTAATATATTAACATAATGGAATTAATAATAAATACAGACAAATTGTGTGAATTAGGAATAGATGCAAATGAATATTTGTTATTGTATAATTTATTTACAGGTATTAACAGTTGTAATTCATATAATATAACAACTATTAACAATCTTGAAAGATTAGGTTTTATTAAACAAATGCCTGATGATACTATAATATTACGTCAATCAGCTTTAGATCTTTTTACTTTAAGAGATTTAGAGAAATCTTTTTTAGAATTTTTTAACAGTTTTCCAATGAAAGTTGGTAATGGCGCAGGTTCCAGACCTTTAAGACCAAAAAGTTCTGAGGCAATGTCTGTTAAAGATACAAGAAAGAAGTATATAAATATTATAAATAAAAATCCTGACTTGCATGAACATATATTAAAAGTTTTAAATGCTCAAATAGATATGTTAAAAAAAACCAATAGTTTACAATATATGAATAATATAGATACTTGGTTAAATCAAAGAGTTTGGGAAAAATATGAATATTTATTAGACGAAGATAACAGTAGTGAAGAACGTGTAACAGCTATATGATGAATTTAAAAGAAAGAATAGATGCTGGAAGAGAAGGTAAATTTCAAGGTTTACGCAACGGTCTTAATCGTGTAAATGATTATATCTTTGGTATTCAAAGAGGAACGATTACTTTACTTGGAGGTATGTCTGGAACAGGAAAAACTACATTAGGTGACTTCATGTTATTAAATGCTATTAAGGATTCTGAATTAAACAGTATTGAATGTAATGTACACTATTTTAGTTTTGAAATAGATGAGCTTACTAAAAAATGTAATTGGTTATCTAATATTATTTATAGTAAACATGGAGTTATTGTATCTCCTGAAAAAATCAAAGGTTTTGGTAATAATAGATTAACAGATTATGAGATGTCTCTTGTTGATAAAGAAATTCATATTGTTGAGAAAGTATTTTCTAAAATAAATTTTACATTTAGACAAATAAATCCAACAGGTGTTTATAGAAAACTAATGGATTATGCTAGTTCCAAAGGTGAATTTTCTTACAGAAGTTATATAGATGATAATGGTAATGAACAAAAAGTAATTTCAGGTTATAAACCCAATAATCCAGAAGCTTATAATATTGTAGTATTGGATCACATGGCTCTTTTAAATAAAGAAAGAGGTATGGATAATAAACAAGTTATAGATAAATATTCTGAATTTTGTGTTATACTTAGGAATTTATGTGGTTATACATTTATTAATATTAGTCAGTTTAATGATGGTTTATCTACAGTAGAGAGAGCAAAATACAAAGGAGTAGATTTATCACCTCAAATGACAGATTTTAAAGATACAAGAGTTCCATTTGCAGATTGTGATGTAGCTATTGGTTTAATGTGTCCATATAAGATGGATATGGATAAATCTTTAGGTTATGATATAACTAAACTTAAAGAAAATTTTATAATGTTTAAAATAATTAAAAATAGATTATCTAAAGATAATGTAGCTATAGGTCTATATGCTAATTATAAAGCAGGTTCTTATGTAGAATTACCTTCTGTAAATGAAATAAACTATCAAAACTATGTACAAAATTAAGTATTATATGAGTGAATATCATAAAAAACGTATAAAAGACTATAAAGATGAGGTTAAAAAATTGTTATTTAAACAGAATATATCAGCTTTTGATATAGAAAAATATGATGAAACTATGAGAAAAGTTAATTTTTTAAATCAAAAAATATTAGCTTTAGAGTTTAAAATTAAAAATATTAATAAAGGTATTCCTGAAAATGGATATGAAGAAACATATCTTGAAAATGAGATAGTATATGGTGACAACAGTAGAGATGAAAACTGATCAAAAATTTTGTGAAACTTTAAAATATGATAAAGGAAAGGTTTGTTATTCCGACATTCCTCAAAAGGCTTTGGAGGGAGTAGCTAAAGTTTTTAATTATGGAGCTAATAAATATAGCAAATTCAACTATTCGGGTGGAACAGATCATTTAAGATATTATGATGCTTGCCAAAGACATCTATATAGTTGGATGATAGGTGAAGATATAGATGAAAGCGGATATCCTCATTTAGATCATGCTATAGCATCCTTAATGATGTTAAGTGAAAATGTTAAACTTAATAGGGGAACAGATAATAGAAACAAAAATTATAAAATAACAAACCATGAGTGATGGAGATTTTCAAAGAAATGTTATGAATAATATACAAGTTGTAGAAATTCCAGTAAAAGAATATGAAAAATACTATTATTTGTTTAATCTAACAAGTAGTTTAATAGACATTTATCCAAACGATGCAGATTTGGGTAGGGCAGTAAGAGATGTTTATAGAAATAATAAATTTTAAAAAAAAAATAAGAAGATGAGTGAACTTGAAGAAATTTTATTACCCACTAAGAAAATAAGTGCTGAAAGAGTAAATCCTAAAAGACTTATTATTTATAGTAAACCCAAAGCAGGTAAAACGACAGCTTTAGCTGGTTTGGATAATTGTTTAATATTAGATTTAGAAAACGGTAGTGATTATGTAAGTGCTTTAAAGATAAAAGTTAAAGATTTACAAGATTTAAAAAAAATAGGTGAAACCATTAAAAAGGCTAACAATCCCTATAAATATGTAGCTATAGATACTGTAACAGCTTTGGAAGAGATGGTATCACCATTAGCTTTAAAGTTGTATAGAGATACCCCTATAGGTAAGAATTTTGGACTACAATCTGATGGAACCTATAATCCGAACTCTAATGTATTAACGTTACCTAATGGAGCAGGATATTCATATCTAAGAGAAGCTTTCTTTAAAATATTAGATTATATAGATACTTTAGCTGAAAATATAATTTTACTAGGTCATCTTAAAGATAAATCTATTGAAGTAAAGGGTAAAGAAGTAAATGCTGCTGAAGTGGATCTTACAGGTAAAATAAAATCTATAGTTTGTGCTAAAGCAGATGCTATTGGGTTTTTATATAGAGAAAATAATAAAACTATTGTTAGTTTTAAAACTTCAGATACTATTACTTGTGGAGCAAGACCTGAACATTTACGTAATAGAGAAATTGTTTTAGCTGAACAATTGGATAATGGTGAAATAAAAACTTATTGGGAAAATATTTATAAATAAAAAAACAAATAATTATGAATTTAACAAGTGGAACTTCTGAAATAAGAGTAGAAGAAACTAAACAAATTAAAAAAACTAATGAACCTATAAAACTTAGTGTAAAAGGTTTAAAAATTGATAAGTTAACAATGACAGTTGATGAAATGGCTTCTAAGTACGGACTCTCTCTCGCACAAATGAAACTTGCTCTAAAAACAGCTGGAATTAAACTTACAAGGCCAAAAGCTAAACCTAAATTTGAGTTAATAAATGATGAGAACTCAAATATTGTAGTATAATAATAGAATAATTTAACAATTAAAAATTTAGATTTATGAATTTTACAACAAAAGGAATTGAAGAAAAGGTGTTTGAAAGTAAATATATTACACCAGGAATTAATGAAGTTACCATTGCTGGTATTACTTCTAATGAAAGTGGAACTCCTTATGTAGAGTTTAACTTTGTATCAATGAAGAACAATAATCAGACAGCATCTATCAAATTTTATTTATCAGATGCTGCAAGTAAACGTTCTTTAGAAAAAATTAAACACATTGCTACAAAGGTTGTATCAGAAAGTGATATTGACAATGTTCAAGCAACATCTATAACTGACTATAGTACTAAACTTTCTAACTTATTAGTTGGTAAATCTTTACGTATTAAATTTAGTGGTGAAACAGTTGCTGGTAAAGAAGGTAAAGGTAATTGGATTAAAGCAACTATTGGTTTACCAACATTTGCTGAATCTTTAACAGTTAATCCAACTAAGTTGAAGTTTGATCCAAATAATCAGTATGATATGAAACCTCTTCCTGCTGTAACAAACGTTTCTTCTTCGACAGTTACTTCAGATTTACCTTTTTAATAAAAAAACAATAAATAGTGCTCTATACAACAGCTAATATAAAAGAATTAAATATACAAACTATCCTTTCTCTTGTGGATGAATTATCTTTATTTTCTTATTATATGGGTAGGAATGTAGAGCCTGGTAAAGTATATAATAATCCTTTAAGAACAGATAATAATCCATCACTGTCTTTTTATTTTTCAAATGGTTCTTCAAACTGTAAGATAAGATTTAAAGATTTTGCTACTGGTGAAACAGGATCAATATTTGATTTCATTATGAAGAAATATAATGTTTCTTTATCTGAGTCTTTAATTATTATAGATAATGATTTTTCCTTAGGAATAAGGAAATCTATCAACAGTAAAGTGATGGGTGAAGTTTTTAACGCTTCTTCACCCATCAAAACTGTTGATAATTTAATGCTTCAGGCATTTAAGAAAAATACTGATATAAAAGTATCAATAAGGGATTGGAATAATGGAGTGGATAAAACATATTGGCAACAATATGGTATAACTTGTAAAATACTCCAAAAATACAGAGTTTATCCTTTGAGATGTTATTGGATAAATAATTCTATTATTTATTGTAAAAATAGTAGTCCAAGCTATGGGTATTTTTTTGGAGAAAATAAGTGGAAAATTTATACACCTCTTTCAAAACAATATAGATGGATAAGTAATGTAGGATTTAATATAATACAAGGATATGAACAACTTCCTGAAAGAGCTGATTATTTAATAATAACTAAATCATTAAAAGATATTATGTCTTTTGATGTATTAGGTTATCATTCTATAGCTCCTCAAAATGAAACTGTGTTATTGTCTGATAATATTTTAAAAGATCTTTGGAAAAGATTTAGTAGAATAATATTAAACTTTGACTATGATTTAACAGGTGTTTCTTTAGGTAACAAATATAGAAAATTAAATGATAAATATGATATACTCTATTTTACAGATAAATATGGAAGTAAAGATTTATCAGATTATATTAAAAATAATGGATTAGAAAAAGCTAGAATGTTGATTGGTGAAGTTGAACAAAAATTAAAAAATAAACATAAATATGAGTAAAGTTAATGAAAAGTATTGGATGATTATTCGTAATTCAGATAATTATCTGAAAGATGCTTTTTTAAAAAAATGTTCTGATATGGGATTAACTATTAGTAATGATGGTGAAACTCAAACAGGTATTGAACATATACAATTAGGCCATGTTATTAGTGTAGGAACAAGTGATAAATTTCATATTAATTGGGCAAGAAGAATTGATTATTATGCGGATAGAGGTATAGTTCCTGTATACGATCTAACATTTGATTGGGCACTTATTATGGATAGACTTGTCTCCTATTCTTTATCACAAGCACCTATTGAAAATACCACCTCTAATGAAGATGTTTCAATAGATGAAGACGATGACTTTGAAAAAGAGACTGTAGAAGATCCAAAATATGTAACAGATAATGGTGATCTTATTATCTTTAATTTAGATACAAGAGAATTTTTAGATGAAAACGGTAACTTTTTATTTGACGTTAATAAAATTATAAATTTATTAGAGTTTGTAGAAGATAATAATCTTAAAACTATTCAAGTTGAAGATAACAATATGATATTATCATCTAATGATATATCAAATCTTAAAGATATAGCAGACGATAATTAAAAAACATAAGTTTTAATAATAAGTCCTGATAAATACATCAGGACTTATTATTTTTTATAACAACACAACAAATTATGGACTTAGAAAATTTTAAAAGTACTTATAATATATTAGAAGATCTTTCTATAAGCAAAGACTCTTGTAAAAGAGGAGATCTTATAGCATGGAAAGAATCCAATGAAGGATGTTGGGCATTTGGTACATATGTATGTCCTAAAGGAAGAGGTGCATCTATGGTGGATGTATTGGATTTTAAGAGTTTTTATAAAAATGATATACCGGATAGTTTATATTTAAGATCTGTATGGAATACTCCTAAACGGGCAGTTGAATATAAACAATCTTTACAAGATAATGATAAACTTTGTGATATTAAATGTATCTACTCAAATAGAGTTATAAACTTTGGTTGTAATATATTTCAAGAAAAACCTTTTTCTAAAATATCTTTTGTATCAGGTATAAAAAATGTTTTGGAAAAAGTTGTTAAAAAATATGGTAGAACTTCTCCTGAAGGTTTAATAGCAAAATCTTTAATAAATAATAAAACAATATTTGCAGATTTTGCACAAACTGATAAAATAGGAGCTGTTGGATATTATTTAGATGAGAAATCTCAGGAATTATCTATAACAAGTTTAAACTTTGATAAGTTTAAAAAGGCTATGCTTGAGCATAATAAGTTATATCAAGATGTTATTGTAAAAAAAAGATCATATGATCCAACTGTTGAAGTTTCAAGTGAAATATTTACTATTACTACTAATATACTTTTTAATAATTGTATAGAACATACTAAAATAGGAAGACTTGTTAAAAAGTGTCTATTAAATTTATATCCTGATAGATATTTGGAACTATTTGTTCATGCTTTCAATGCTGAATTTATAAGTTTTAATAGTTTTAATATTAATGTTGTAGAAGGAGATGAATTGGTAAAATGGTACAATGTTAAAAATTATACTGAAGGAAGAGGTACTTTACAGAATAGTTGTATGAGACATCCAAATTGTAAATCTCAACTTCTTCTTTATAAATATTTACCTGTTAAAATGGTAACTGTAGTTAAAGAAGGTTTACTTCATGCAAGAGCTTTGTTGTGGAATTTAGATACTGGTGAAAAATATATGGACAGAATATATTATACAAAAGATTCTCAGAAAAATATGTTAATGAAATGGGGTTATGAGAATGGGTATACTGTACAATATGATAATTATTATAAATCAAGAAATGAAGTTTTTCCAGATATAAAGTTTGATAGAAAGTATATAATTGCTAAATGTAATTGGATAGAAATTCAAGATTCCTTAATAAAAGAAGGTTTAATAGATTTAAAATATTCAACTAATAATTTAATAGGTACACCATATCTTGATACTTTTACACATTTATCTTTAGATGGTAATTATATAGGTAGATCTATAAAAGAAGATGATAAAATAACAATAGAAGATATTGATATTCCTTTTGTTAAATATGGTAAGGAAAATATATCAAATCGTTCAACATCAGGTTTTCCATGTGTGACAGATTCAAGATTTATAAAAAGAGTTATTAATTTATGTCCTAAAGGAGAAGTATATTCTTATACATCTGATTCAAATAATTATATATTTAAACAATTTTTACCTGAATATAAATGTAAATTTGTTAAAACGGCTCACAGTTCTAATGGATATGCTTGGTTAGATATGACCAAAAGTTCTCTTGAGAGAGACGGTTTATATTATATTATAAATTCAAAAGAACATATGAATTATGAACAAATTATTCAAAAATTTGAAGAAGTTGGTTATTTAGACACCTTTTTTAAAATGATTGATGATGGTTTTATTGTAAATTTTGATTATGGTTATTCTACAAACAATCCTATTAATATTACTAAACATGATTTAATTGTAAATTACAAAAAAGATGACATATTAAAATTGTGTGAGGTTTATAATGATATAAAAATTCAAACATCTTCAGGTATATATGTTGTTCCTAATTAATTAAAATAAATGGAAAAAGAATCATTGTATAAAATAGATAAAAACCTTTTAACTAAGGTCTTAACCCTTCAAGGGAATGATAAGGATGAAAGTCAAATCAAAAACTTTATAAAAGAATTTATAAAAAAAGAAAAATTAGATGTTATTCTAACAGAAGAAAATGATAATATCTATGTAACAAAAGGTAGTAGTAAATTATATCCTTGTGTAGTATCTCATATGGATCAGGTTCATCAGATACATAGAGATTATCAAATATTTGAATGTGATGATCAACTATTTGCTTATAGTTCATCTAATATGAGTCAAGTAGGTATCGGTGGTGATGATTTGGTAGGAGTATATATTTGTTTACAATTACTTAAAGATTTATCCAATGTTAAAGCAGTGTTCTTTACTAAAGAAGAAGTTGGTTGTGTTGGTAGTAATAATGCTAATATGTCATTCTTTAACGATTGTACTTTAGTTTTACAAGCTGATAGACGTGGTAATACAGGTTTGGTTACTAATGCTGCTGGTATTGAACTATGTTCTAATGAATATTTAGAACATATAGGTGATATTTTAGATATTCATCAATATAAAGCAATAAACGGTTCTGTAACAGATGTAAGAGCTTTAAAACTTAAAGGTTTGGATATTTGTTGTAACAATATAGAATGTGGTTATTATTCACCACATACAGATAATGAAATAGTAGTTATTTCAGATGTTGAATCATGTTATAATTTAATGTATGATATAATAACTAAATGTTCTAATAAACGTTGGTTACATACATATATTAAACCTGAAAACAAATACAATAGTATACAATCATTTACTAAAATAAATAGTAAATCTTTTGATGAAATGTATGAAAAAGTCGGCTGGAATAAGACAGATAAAAGTTTTGGTAAACAACTATCTTTGATTGATGATTATGGTTATTCCACATCTCCTTATGTTGAAACACAAAATGTACAAGAAGATGAATTGGATGAAAACCTTCTTACATTGAGTACATTAGTTGAAGATTTACAAATGGCATTAGATGATTTTGTTGAAGGTGTTAAGGAGTATACAGCACTAAAAGGAAAAATATGAGAAATGCTAAGTATAGTGTAGAACCAAGTAATAATCCATCCTTTAACTGGATGGTAACTGTTGAATATTATGGACATGAGAATATTATATGTTATGTAAATAAAAATTTTCAACAAGATAAATCTATAGCTTTTGCTATAAGAGATTTATTAAATAATAAAAAGTTTACTTTAGATTTAACAATTTAAATGAACATAACTAAAGAAAGTGAGACGTACGATAGTCCTGAAATATTTATTCCAGGACACGTACCGTCTCTTAAAAATAATAACATAAAAACTTCTAAGGGTATTTTCATGTCTAAAACTTGCATGAAGTACCTTAGAAGTTTAAATATTCAGGGGTACTCATCTTCTAAAAAGATAATAAAAGGATATGTTGATAGGAGAACAAAACCTAATCTTTTTATATCCGCTATTAATCCTATTATAGTTGACATTAAGAAAATTAAAAAACCTGTAATACTAGGTTTTCACTTTGTTAGAAAAACAAAAGCGGAGTTTGACTTTAATAATGCTAATCAATTAATACTTGATCTAATAGTTGCCCATGATATTTTAGAAGATGATA